CTCGGGTGAATCGTTTTAACTCACCGCGTTGTACCAACTGTTCAATATCTACTAGATCAAAGTCCGCATACTGAGTTTCAAACCCGCCTGTGACATCTTCGCCTACCAGGGCCTCTTCACTGTCAAATTGACCGCGGCAGTCATATGCTGACCCATCAGGAGCAACTATGTACACATGATCCACCCGATATTCATCATCTTCAGCTTCATCATCTTCCCAGCCCACATGAGCACGGATCTGCCACGCAGGGTGCAACATCTTCAGTGCAATGGCCATCACATGACAATGTCCGGCCATGTAGTCTTGGTCTTCTGTTACACTTTTTTTAACTTGTCTTAATGTGTATGTAACCTTGTTGTTGCCTTGTTGTTGCTGAACCTGGTAACCCATAGCACTGGCATAACGATTGACCATTCTATCATACAGTTTGGCACGACTTTCAGGATTTACATTGGTACCGTATGGCGCCATGTCCACTTGGGGATCTTTGCTGGCTGAGAATTCGATTGATTCGGGTTGGTGTGAGTGAACAAATTGTCTAATGGCCGACAGTACTGTGGCAAACACTTCTTGTGCATTGCCCGCACCTGTGACCTCTTGACTGTGACCTCTCCAGAAGCTGACTGACCAGTCTGTGGGTGAGTCATTTGTCCAGGCCTCGGGCTCAAACATCACAGTGAGTGGGGTGCCGTCCGACAGTCGAGCAATGGCGTCAACTGCTTCACTTTCTTCACTTTGTTCCCAGTCAATACCTCTGGGTTGATCAAAGGCTTCAGACAGCTCTGTTTCTCTAACAATTTTATTGTCTTCGTGCGTCAAATGTCTAGCGTCGGCGCCCCATTTTGCCCACATGGCCTTGCCTTGGTCTGTTTGTGTACCACTGGGTTTAATTGTGTTGCCCAACATTTTAGCATACGCATACATGGTGTTGGCAAGACCTTCACCACGATATTCAGGTTCTACAACAACTTGAACTGCTTGAAGCCACTTGCCCTGTTTTACTTCAAACAACACACTGGCAATTTCTTCGTTTTTGTGATTGTAGCACCGTATTTTTAATGTATCTAGTTTGTTAAAATAAACTTTAGATTCAGCGGTGTAGACAAAGCCATCAATTTTCTGGCGGTGCTGAAAATCGGGATTTAAAATATCCGGGTTAATGGATTCAGTGATAACATCATCAATACGCATTTAGTATTTAGCGTCATACTTATCCCGGAGCCACCGCCAATCAAAGCTGAGTTGCAGTTTATCAGCGTCTCCCGCAACAGATTCGTAGTATTCTACAGCATCTCTAGCACCTGCCAAGCAATAATTGCTGTAATTACCTTGGGCTGTTGATAGCCAAGTTGCGAGCCTGTGCTCGGTTTCTACAGTGGGTTGTGTCTCCATAAACAATCGCAATTTCAGCACTTCCCTAAATGCTGTGCGCCAAGTGGTCCAAGCATCTTGATTAAAATGTGCTGTTCCACTCAGTATGGGTACACTTTCATGTGGCTGACTCAAGGTAAAGTCAATGCCAGGCGCATTGTTTGCCAACACTAACCGCTTATTATAAGCAATCATGCCCATGTGTCCATACTCTAATCCGTTAACAGGATTGCGGGCATTGAAGATATAGTGTTTGGGCTGTTGCCAATAGTCGGGTTGCCAGGCCCAATCAACACAGTCTACTTCCAGTTTTGCAAACACAGCAAAGAACCAGTCGGTTGAGCTTTGTCTAGCGGCCTCTTGATATGCGGCAACTCGCCCATCAACACCACGCACCCATTTGATACGATGTCTAGGATCTCTTAAAGGATTACCATAAACATCATCTTCCAAGTTGTTGTAATAACGTTGTTCATCGGGTTCGCCGTTGCTGATGTACACAATATCTAACGGCTTCTCGGCAAAGAAATCCTGTGAATTCTCCTTCTCCAGGTAAGGATAATCGTAGATTTGCGTCTTTAAATAGCGTTTTATTTCCCTGGGTACCAATGCAGTAGCTCGACTGCGTGTAAATGTTATTGTTACACGGTCTTTATCACTCCACAGACAAGTGCTACTTCCCAACGGATCCAAAATATCCTTTTGATTGGTAAACAACGCATACGGAGTCTCAAATTTATGTTTTTGTACAGCTTCTATTAAATTATCTGTTTCATAATATACTACAGGAGTGGGCCAGCGTTGTACAGAAGGAAAATTATTATAGTTGATTACATTGAACCAATCTAGTAACTCAAGCTCAACCATTTGTTTCCGAAACGATTCAACATGAATGTAAAATGTATCACCACGCGGACAATCACAAAGTCCATTACTGTTGGCAAAACAGTGTATCATTTCTCGTTGCCACGGTTCTGGTTGCCAAGTAAAATCAAAGAAGTCATAATTGCAAACACTGTTTATTATCCAAACATATTCAGTGTCTGCTATACTCATAATACGCTTCATTGTATCAAGGTAACTGTTAGCAAAGCGAGTTAGAATAATATCTGGTTCAAATTTCTTTAATAACTTGTACTGAATTTGACTTTCAGGGTTGGTATGATCTACATAATAGATGTTGTGCAGGTTTTCTGTTTTAGTCACCCTCTGATTAGTTACAAAATTCAAATTAGGAAACTCTTCTAGACCATTGGCCCATTCACTGTGTCGCTCAAACTCCCAACGGTTAATTAAGAATGTGTCACTCCATCGGTTATGTTGACTAGGAAATACATGTGTCATAAAGTTTTGCCAAGGCTCAGCATGCCAAGCAAAGTCAAAGTTGCTGTAATCATATTCACTGCTGATAATCCAAAATTTGTTTGTTTTAGCCCGTGTGATACATCTGCGTACTGTATCCATTATGCTGTTGGCATATCTCACTTTGGTAACAGTATGGCGTTCGGCCAGTCTGTCATACCGTGGTTGTGATAACGGGTTACAGCGATCAATAAAAAATATATCTAAGACTTCTAATGGGTTGTCTGTGCCAGGCACAGGTCCTGCAAATTTAATTTCTGTAGCATTGTCGACAGTGTATGTTAGGCCAACACTGACTTGATAGTCTGACCCAAAATGATATATGTAAGGTGGATCCAGGGGATTTGGATGCCAACTAAAGTCCACAACATCTCGATTAACTTCCTCTGGTATATGCCAATGGTCTAACAAATTATTTGGTGGCTTTCTAGTTACTGTCTGTTCAGTTCTAAAATGCCATTGCTTGGTATGCACAGTATCTTTATTTGCTAGATACACTCCGCCATCCGGTTGCCATTGGCTGGGAAACACATGTACCTGATCACTTTCCCACGGAGCAGGCTCAAATGAGAAATCAAAGTCGGTGTAATCATTGCCACCATAAATATACCAATAGTATCCAGTTCGGCTTAGACTAGCCGCATGTTCAAGAGAGTCAGCAGGACGCTCAAACGCAAACCGATTGGGTTTTGGTCCCGAGTAAAACACATCAAACATGTACAATATCCACAGTCATTATTTTAATCTTTTTAGTTTTTTAAAAACTATTATAACACAACCCCGGTTAGAATATCTATATCCATTTGGTGCCAGTTCGCTCGAAAACATAGAAGTACTAGACACAGACGAAAGTCTTGATCGAGATCCTATTGTGTTATGTTACGATCAGGAACCGTTGTACCAAGGCTACAACGATTTGCTATTTGGCTGTGTGTTTCGAAAAGCCAGGAATCTCATGAGGCCTGTAATATTAGTTACCACAGAACGCAACAGTGACGCACTAGATTACTTTGTTGAAAAATACGACTTTATACCTTGTTATGGATTCTTTCATATATTTGCCGCGCATGATTGGTTCCGCGGTTATCAATTTGATTCAACAATATTGCCAGTAACAAAACGAACTATTAGAAAAAAGTATATTACATTTAACAGATTAACAGGCAACGCCAGAGTTTATAGAAGTTTATTTGTAGGAGAGTTGGCCAAACGAAATCTTATTGGCAGTGGTTATGTTAGTTACAGTGATCAGTGTCCCGAACATGGGCACTACAGCACCGCCTTAGATTATGCTGTTACTGAATACAACATAGACCCTACATACATAGATCAAATCAAACAACAGCTGGATCATTTGGCACACCCGTTGCGTATAGACTATCCAGAAAAAGATGCCATCCCCAACAACAGCATGGTATTGAGTGCAGTAGATCAATGCATGGAAACATTTCTACATGTTATCACAGAAACTTGTTATTGGGAAAGAAAGTGTCACTTAACTGAAAAGACCTTTAAACCTGTTATACTTAAACAACCGTTTGTACTAGTGGGCTGTGCTCATAATTTAGAATACTTTAAGAGCTATGGATTTCAAACATTTGACCAATGGTGGGATGAAAGTTACGATCATATTGAAGATCCAGTGCAACGATTACAAGCGGTAGCCAACATTGTTGAATACATATCTAGTTTGACATTGGGTCAATTAACTGCCATGTTGCACGAAATGGAGCCAGTACTAGAACACAATTTCAAACTGTTCAATAGTCCAGAGTTTGTGAACCTGGCCTGGCAAGAACTAACAACTAATTTAAAAGAGGCTGTAGAGTCTGCTCCGGTATTACAACAATATAATATCCCGAGAGCAGATCGTTACCAATCTGTTGTGTCACAGACTTAATCTTTGTCTGTGACAATTACTGCTACGGTGTCTTCCCACACCAGTCTGCCATAGCAGGCAATGTTCCATTTGGTCTCGCCATGCTCATGTGTACATTCAGTGAATGTTTCGCCAACTAGTCTAACATCCTTTGCCAGATGTTCCACACCGTTTTCAAATATGCGCCAAACTAGATCTGATCCATTATGTTTGGTATTGAATCTAATGTGATACTTATTCAAGACCCATACTCCGTCTTATCTTGGTCGCTGAGATATCGGTAATCGATTCATCAAAGGACTCTTGTTCAATTCTATAGCCCACATCGCGACCGTAAGTAATATTAACAATATTAGGAACCACTTGTATTTCATATTGGCCTTGGTACAGAGCATCTAAATCTCTGCGTATAAAGTATTTAACTTGCTCAATGGCAAAGGGATTGGTTCCTTGCCATCCCTGACAGTCGCGTATTTGTATAACCACTTGTCCAGTTTTGGCAATGGCACGATCAAACAGCGCACGGTGTCCAGCATGCCATGGTTGCCAGCGACCCAACATTTGTACTGTTTCTGTTTGCCAATTGAATACAGGTCTGCGTCTGTTCTCAATGATATGCTCGCCCACAAACTCCACCCACTTCTCTGCCGCTTGCTCGGTGATCCGGAAGTCGTATACCTCAGGTGGTACAAACATTTTATTAGTATCTTCAAAACGACCTTTTTCAATTGTGTCAATCCAGATGGTCCAATCTGCTTTGAAGTTGTTACGCATTTCAACCAGGGGTGCAACAAAGTCCACAATACAGTAATCTGTATTGGCTTCATCTGCTAGGTCACGCATACGCTGACTTTGGCGTATGCGGCCTTCTTGACTGAAGTCCCAATCATTGTAATGTCTACGCACCTCATCGGCATTTAGCCATGCCACTGTAATTCGAGCATCCGATATGGGTGTTAACGAGTTCTCGTCGATGGCGGTTATGTGCCCTTCAATGTACGTTTTTAGTCGCTCTGCAAAATAAGTTTTACCTGCTCCCGGCAGGCCCATAATTAGTATTCGTTGTGCTTGTTTCATTTTATCCACCCCTTCCCACTGTTCGTTTAGTTGGCTTGTTACTTGATACTTGATTTTTAAATTTAACCTGTTGCACCTGTTGTGCTTTGGTTAATGGTACTTTGGATTTATTTGCCTGTGCGGCTTTGATAGCTTCCACAAAGTTTGTTTTCTTTTCGGTCATAGTTTACCCCATTTAATTTTGAGCCAGGCTCGTTCCATAACATATTGTACCGTGGCCAATACAATATGAATTGCCACGGCATCACCTAGCCCGGTCCATATGGCAGTTATAAGCAATGCAATAATTCTATATGCGATTGTTCTTGCTAGTGTTCTTGTGTGTGTTTCTGTCATGATACTACTTGTACTCCGTACAGTTGTTCAAAACGGTCAGCATCTGCACGATCGTTGACCATTGGTTCGCCCCTGATATTTAGACTGGTATTCAACAACATGGGGCAGTCGGTCATCACATACCATTTCTCAAGAAGTTCTCGTATTCCCGATCCGTCTCGTGGCACAGTTTGTACACGACTAGTGCCATCATGATGAATGATAGCAGGAAATAAGTCAGGTAACCTACAGCGAGCGATTGTTTGCATATACCTACTGCGATCCCAGCCCCTAGGCATATCAAAGTAAGTATCAGCCAACTCCTCCAAAATAACAGGCGCAAAGGGTCTGAACTTTTGTCTGCGTTTAATCTCATTTACTTGATCCTTTATTTCCTTTCCGCGGGGGTCTGCGAGGAGACTTCTGTTGCCCAACGCTCGCGGGCCGAACTCGGCACGACCGCTCGCCACACCCACAATACGATCAGTGAGAAGAGCATCCAAGGCACCATTAACAGGATAAGGCCCAGGAATAAGGTGGCCCAGAAAAGCGTTGTTCCAATTAATACGGCGGCCCCAAACAAGGCCTGCGGCACCAAGGCTACTGCCGCTATCGCCAGGGCAAGGCATAATCCAAATTTTTTCAAAGTAGTTTCCTATTCTAGAGTTAGCGGCGCAGTTAAGGGCCACACCTCCCATGTAAACCAAATTGTCACTCCAAGCAAATCGTTTTGCACGAGTCATGACATTTAGTATAAGTTGTTCTGCTAGTTCCTGTGCTCCAGCCGCAATATCCATATCACTGGTACCAGGCATAAAATCTTCGTTTAATCCTATATGTAGATTTTCTTTGAATCGTATGTCGTATTCGTGTGCTATCAATCGATCCTGCATGGGCACAGCATGTCTACGGTCACCATAGGCTGCCATGCCCATTAAGATGTATTCTTCGTCTAGTGGGCGTAGGCCAACGCGGCCAGTCGCTCCAGAATAAAAGAGTCCGATGCTATGCGGGTAACTCTGTCTCCACAACTTCGTATAATTCGCTCGACCAGTTTTCTTATCATATTCAGCCCCCCATATACTTATGGTATCCCATTCACCTATTGCGTCAATCACCACCACAGTGGCTCTATCAAATGGGCTGGTTTGAAACCCTGCTGCCGCATGACTCAAATGATGATTGTAATTCTTGTAGTGTTTGACATCCTGCCAATTGGCATGACCTATCTGATCGTGTATGTTTTTCTTCACACTGAGTCGATTCCACTCAATCCCTTGACCACTGTACAATTGGCGCAACTGTTTCATTAAAGGGCGTTCATAATATGCCACTGTATCGATTGGGTTATAGTTTTCCAATTCTTTGATCAATGGTGCACAGAAGTTTTCATCATTCTTACGTTTACTATAACGCTCGCTATGGCCAGCAAATAGTATCTCGCCATGGCGATCAATTACTGTGGCGGCCGCATCATGAAAGCCAGCCGAGATGCCTAATATGTTCATTGATTCTTTCTGCTATTCTTTGATGCCCCAATTCCAATGGATGACCTCCTGGTCCTCTAGGGCAATCACCTTGCCAGTCCACCATTCCCCATTTTGGCCAATCTATGTAACATGCACTGTCAACTTGGTCTACCAAATACTGCAATTTTAACATATACTCGTCGTAATGTGCTTCTCTTAAATCAGACCAAATACCAAATGTACTTAAAAATAAGTATCGTTGATTATTCTGTTTAAAATAACTTTGTAACATAATTACCTGTCTCAGCCAGCGTTGGTAGCTGTACAATCTATCGTAATGTTTGGTAAAATATTCTGTGGCCCAAGATAAATTATGTTTCTCAGCATAGCCCAGCGTTACATTTAGTAATCCCGAGTCAGATGGAACTTCAATTCGTTCGTGTATTGTCCAGGCCACTATGATCAAATCATACTTATTTGGCACTTCTTCAAAACAAACACGAACACTACGGTCGTTGCTTCCGCCACCTATGCCTTGATTGTTTACTTTCCAGTTATTTTTTTGTCCCAACAAGTATGGCCATGCTGATATTTTTGGGTTAGTTAATTCTGATCCGTGCGTAAAACTACACCCAACAGCCAATATGTTCATTTGTAAATAAACGGATCTCTTTTGCGTAACTCTTTAAGTTTCTTACGGTACCGTATTTCTAGTACAATTCTATAGTATAGATTTTTTAACCATTTCATTGAATTTTCCCTGCATTAATTGGGCGGCATCTTTATGTGCATCTTCAAGTGGATGCGTAGTTCCTACTTTGTATTTATTCTCCACAGCCCACTGGTAAAAACCTCTTGGGTCTGTGGTTTCCCATTCGTTTCCGCCAGGAAAGAAAAACCAATGATCAAAATCAATTTGATTAAACAAACTATCAAGTACACTATCTCGTTTAGTTGCGTGGTAAAACAGTATGGTATCAGCACAGGTAAACATAAAAGGTATTGATTTTAATTTTAAATAATTTTGCAAATAAACAATTTCTTTTAGACTACTGTATATTTCCCAATACTCTGTGCTACCAACGTGTCGATAAAATACTTCTGCAAAATCTGCAACTCCTGTTCTTTTCGCCCTGTTAATAGTGGCAATTTGATGATTCAATATAACATTATCTTTAGTAACAAACTCTTGTTCAATTTCTTCTACATCTTGCTTGATGGTCCATGCATTGATACAATACCAAGGACTATGTTTTTGTAGGGTTTCGTACGCAAATCTAAATTCGTAGCGTCCGGGGAATGTCCAACTTACCACTACACCACTGACTCCACCTTGTTCGCAACGCTCAATTGTGGTACGGGCAATTGCATCATTTCCGTACCCAGGCCATGCTACGCATTCTTCTGCACCCAGTAGGGCGGTAAATGTGTTATTAGGACTTTCTAACTCACTGCCATAAACAAAACTATCTCCGGCTGCTATAATCATATCCTGGCTTTAACCTCGCTATTTGTTGTTGTTGATAATCTTCATCAGTCCAAGCATAGTCATAAACTGCTGTGATTGGTCCAGATCGAAGTTCGCCTGCTGTTATACTGTAAATGTCAAGATACTTAGATAATATGGGCCAAATTTTTGCATAGTCGTTGGTACCAAAACTTTTTTCCAATTCAACTTGTCCCACAGGATGATACCCGTAGTTGTATTCTACATCTTCTAATTTAAATCGATTACGAACCAACCATTCGCGGAAGCCAGACATTTCTGTTGTGTGCCAAGGATGTGGTCCGTTGAACACAACATCTTGTGCCCACTCAATATCAAACTCACCACTGTAATAACGCAGATGTGTAATAGCATCACACACCGTCTTGTCTATGTCTGCACCTGCCTCGTCTCTATAGACTTCGTAAAGTGTTTTACCTATCTGTGTCCAGTGTAAGTAAACTTCGCCAAAGCGTCTGTCATATCTTGTTTCATCAAATGTTGTTTTATAGTTGTAGGGAAAGTCCAATCTTTCTGCGTTTAAGAATGTGGTAATTTGGCTGGGGCGAATCCACTGTGAGTCTTGTGCTTGCTTACGCTGACTTAGCATTAGGCTTTCTGCTTCGTGACAAAGATTGTTTAATTGCCTAATAGCAAATTTAGTATCGTAGTCTGCGTGTTTGTACCAATCGCTTAGTCTCCAAACAGTGCCCTGCAAATGTTCAAAGTGATTGTGTAGTTGATTCATTATCGCTTGGTTAGGTTCAAGCCCTGTACGTAGTGTATCCACAGTAAAGTTTTCTTCGATACAATATCGGTTATTGAAGAAAGTGTTAATTTGATTTTTAGCCCAAGTAAGTTCCTGGCAGATGTAATCTAGATTACGCGGACTGTCGGGGAAACCCAAGAAGCAAAAGTTCTTTTCAAGATACTGATTTTTCTGTAGTATGTCTTGCAATGCTCTGTGCCAACGATAGCCCATTGGTGTGTTGTAGACATCGATTGTATAATTAATCTTATCTGTTTTGTCTAACGGGTTTCTTAATACTACTTCAACTTTCAATTTGCATCCACCATTTGAGTACATCGGGACGGGCACCCAGTATATCTGTCATTGTTACACTTTGTGTTCTAATCTGTTCTAATTTTAACACGCGAGCTTTACCCCGTGCAATGGCTGCCTGATATTCATCAGGCCACTGCTCCGCAAAAGTAGGTCTAGTTTTTAGCTGGACAAGTATGTCCCGTAGAGCGCCAGAATGTTGCATCTGGTTAATAGTTTCGTCTACCCAAGGATGTAAAATTTCTCTGGGTAGTGCTAACGGGCTCATAACTATGTCCGGGCTAAAACTAAAAATTACTTTGGCAAGGACTTCGACTCCAAATTCTTGTGCAAGTTGTTCAATGCGTGTAACTTCGAACATTCCGGGCAAAGTGAGCGTGAAGTCAATTCTGACTTGACGACTGTTACGTCGGATCTCAATTGCCTTACTGAAATTTTCAAGCCACTGAGAATAGACAAGACCAGTTCTAATGTACTCGCCAATCTGTTCCGTGCCATCAAGGCTTGCACATATCTGCCAATCACGAACCCTGCTGAGAATATCGCGATACAGATTGATACCTTTGTAATCAACTCTAGATAAGTTGGTGTTGTAACGAGCGTAAACATTGTGACCATCTCCTAATTCTATTATACGGGTCATGTATCTCCAATGTTGCTCGTACATGAGTGGCTCGCCACCAACCCAATATACTTCTTCAACACGGTGTTCCTCGACAGCTTTTTCAAATTCCCATTCTATCTGTCGTTGCTGAAAACCTTCTATGTCTTTCTTAATTTCAGGCCGCATCCAATTATTCTTCGGATTGGCCCAATCGATCATGCCGTGTTGCCGTTGCTCGGTTTCCCAAGCACTGCTTAACATGTCTCCACACATACGGCATTTGAAGTTGCACAGGTTGCTAAACCTGTAGTCCCACGATACCGGAAGCATGGTTGTACTGCCGTCCTCGGTAGTATTCGCCATCGCCTCATTGTACTTATGTTCAAACAACTGATTAAAATAACTACGGTAAACACTGGTATTCAACAGTTGATCATTGCATACTTCGCATTCGGATAACGTTTCTCCGGCCATCATGCGCTGTCGCACACTCCGCATATGATCACTATTCCAATGTTCTTCTAAAGTTATAGGGATATACTTACCAGTACCAGCGGCAGTGTCAATATATTGCTGAAAGTTTTGTGCGGGTTCTCGTGACGCACAACACATTCTACGCTCAGTTTGCGGGCTTAGATATGTGTGCGTCCACGGCGCCATGCATAATGTATCAGGTTTTGTCATAGCCCATTGCACGAGCAATATCAGTGTGTGTTTCTGCAAAATTCTCACCACGATAAGCATCGGTGCGTTGCATCTCTTTTAAGAACTGTGCATTGTCTAATGTTGTTCCGTTTTTAATAAATTGAATAATACGATCTATTTCTTTGCGGTGGCGAGGGATAAAGTCCCCGGTGGTTAAACGGTCAATTACTAGTGCTTTTGCTTCTTCTGTCATTGAGCCAATATTCATGTGTTTGGGATCATGCATCATATTGAAGTAATCGTAATCAAAGTTTTGCAGTATTACCCACTTGCACAGATCTTCCAAGTATAACACATTTTGTACATTGATGGTCATGCAGACTTGTGTGCGTAGTTTAGGCCAATCCCTTTTCATGGCATGGAAGCGTTGGATGTTTGCTTCTACTTCAGTCCAATTGGCACCTGAGCGTTCAAACTCAAAGCGTTCACCGGTATTGTCAATACTAAATGCAATTTCTACCTTGCGAAACTTTTTCCATGTATCAATAAACTCTTCTGGAAAGTGAGTACCATTGGTATTGTAGTGTATTTCGATATTGTCTGCATATCCGTTATCTACAGCAAACTTCAACAGGTTAAAATGTTCTTGAATCATAAAAGGTTCGCCTCCGGTGAATTCAAAGTATTTGACCTGTGGAAGGATTGTTTTTAAGTCTTCCCAAAAACGCGGACTGTTTTCGTTACGAGGCCAGTTGCCTTGTTTGAGCCAGGTGTAGGCAATATGCTTTTTAGGATCACCACCACGGCTCTTAATATAGTCCATTTCTTCCGGAACCCATTTACTGCTTGACCAGGAGCCGCAGATACGACATTTCAAGTTGCAGATGTTACCCAGTTTTAAATCCAAGAACCAAAGTTGATTAGGTTTGTCATTTTCCCAATCTACTTCTGCATATCGTTCTTTAAATCTTGTTAGTGTGTGCATACGCTTGCTGGTACGGCCTGCATCTTCTTCTTCCCAACAACGAGTACAAGTAGCAGGTTTGTTGCCTTCGCGGAATGTTCGACGCAGGTCCTGCATGTACTTGCTGTTGTATATTTCAGTCACAGTATGTTTATTCATGTCATACTTGTTGCCTGACTCGTCTGTGACTTCGTCTGTGGCCAAACAGCAAGGACGGGCACTACCAACCGGACTAGTTTCAATGCTGACCCAAGGAAGCATACACATGGTCTGTGGTAACTTGTAGTTTTTCATTTCCATCAACTCTGGAAAAGTTTCAAAGAAACTTTCGCTACGCACTCGATCAATCAAGTCGTTGACCTTAAAGAAGTCAGGCAAGTATGCTGTACTATCATTGTGTTCCATAAAGTTTAACACACCCTTGTAACCTGATGTTGCACGAGTCAAGGTGTCTAGGGGTTCAAGCCATTCGAGATGTTCTTCAATGCGATCACGAGCTTGGCGTTTCAAGTTGGGTGGCAGGGCGTCTACACGATAACGCAATGGATGTTGCAACATATTGATGTTCCAATCCATTGGGCGCAGTAGGCCTAGATCAACCCATTCTTGATGAAAGTCCGGAATGTGTATAACATTCATTAGACTAACAGTCGAACTGACATAGAAGTCTACATTGGGACATACTTTAAGCATACGCTCGCGGTTTTCAACTGTTTGCTTCCAGTCTTGTCCTTTACGCATATACTCTCCACGGTGGTAACTGGCATCTAAACTGGCTCCAACACTAACACAGTCAAACAGTTTCCAAAGTTCCATTACATCCTGGCCTTTGAATTTCATTTCGCTGAAGTTGGTATTGTAGATTAGTCGCACATGAAACATTTTGCGATCAACTAGTTCACGCAGTACACGATAGTGTTCTTCCATGATTAGTGGTTCACCGCCTGCCCAATAGATCTGTTCCAGATGTGGAATATGCTCTTGCATTTGATTCCACATGTCATCTTTGGTTTTGCCGGCAAACATGATCTGTGGATGCTGTGGATTCCACCCAGCTGCCTTTTCGTCACGATGCCAACTGCTACTAAACAGGCTACCGCAACTACGGCAACTAAAGTTACAGATGTTGCTAAAACGCACATCATAGTAGCGTAGTTTAAAGTCGTTGAGGCTGCCATCTGAATTGGTTTCATCTACTAGATTGATCAGGTGTCCAAAGTTCTTGTTGCTACTGTTACGCATACTAAACAGTTCACTGCGCTCTTGCTCAATGCACTTGGTACACTCCTTACAAGACTTGTCTTCCAGCATATTCAATCGCATCTGTTTAAGAGGGTCTTGATTCCAAATCTCTTTCATGGTGTGCGTTTTAAGATTGCCCACACTGTGGTCTGGATCGCCTAGGCAACAAGGATATGCACGACCATCCGGAAAGGCATGCATGTGGATCCACGGGATCATGCAGAAGTTGTTGGTTTTGATCAACCGGTCCCATTGTTCGGGACGCATTTCTTCTTGTTTCATATATACAGGCGTACGGGCACCGTAGTTGTAGTTTTCGTAATAGTTGTCTAGTTTGTCTGTCATTTTAATTCTGCCTTGTGTATAATAAATGCGTCTAGATTATGTTTGCTTGGGCACATACGACACACTGCCGCAGGCTTACCAAAATTCGACACGAAATGATCAATATCATCAATGTCATCTACTCCAATACCATCTACCAAGTAGGGTTTCCACTCTGTTAAATTGGGATCTCCCACTTTTGCCAATGTTTCTTTCAATAGTCCCTGTGTGCTACACTTGTAAATTCTACCTTTGTACAACAATGGGCATGTTTGTTGAATGCAAGCACCAAAACTCTCTGCAGGAATAGAGTCATACGGTCTCATGTTATTATACACACCTTTGTAACTTTTCACAAACTGAACGGGGCGATTGATCTGAAAACGCAAATTGTTTGTGGTGCGCCAGCGTTGTATTCCATGTTCAATGACTGGTTCCCAATTGTACTTGTCAAATATCTGTTGTATTACTGATTCAATTTCTGACCCCGGAGTATGTACTGTAATTTTAAATACCGTATTACCAACTTCATGAGCTATATCCAGCACATCAAAATGTCGATTCAATAACAAACCATTGGTAGTAAATCGTATTTGACTTTGTGGCATCAAACCTCTTACGCCATACAACCATTCGCGTATCTCAGGATTGATCAATGGTTCTCCGCCCATAATACCAAAATCAGCAATATCCATTACCTGCAACCAAGCAGTCAAATCTTGTTCCATGTCCGTCCATCTAACATAGCCCTGATGTGGTAAATCGCTGTAGTTGGTACACCCACTACAACTAAGGTTACATACCTGTGTGGCCATTGTTTCAAGGAAGGGTAGAGTTGGTTTCATGCCAACACGCCAAGTTGTCTAAAATATTTTTCCCAACGAGGCAAATCTCCATCTATATTAAATGCCCAATGGTGTACACGATTATAATTTTTTATTAACCTGGGCATGATTTTTTCTTTTAAGGCAACAAGATCCTGTATGCTCATATTACAAATTTTTTCAACTTGATCTGCTATCAATTGAATTCGTTTGATTGCGTCTTTTTCTAAATCGTAACCATGGTCTATTATGTCATCAAACATGTCAAACCCAAACTCTCTAGCAACATTAACAGTATAATATGGACTTACTAATATGGGAATTTGCCCAACTAAAAATGATTTATACAGTTTTTCTGAAAATACAGGCAACGATTGTCCAGTTATAGTTTCTTGAGTAGAATCATCAGACATGTATAATTTATCTACTATTTCATACGAGCTTTCTGTAACTACATTAAACAAAGCTCCTGTTATACTTTGGTCTTCGATTTGAAAACTTTGATTGATGTTTTTAAGCACTCCATCTAAATACAAAGGAAAATTATCACGGTATCTTTTGTCAGTTTTAAATTTCTGCCTGTATTCATTTTTTGTAAATGCTGAGGCAAAAGAAATTTTTCCATACATATCTATTTTACGATCAAGTAATGCAGTAACTATTTCTTCTCTTTCCCATCTAGGTAATCTATTTAAACATACATAATGGTGTGTTGTTGGATAGTTGATAAAATGCTGTGTGATTGAAGATACAGTTACACCGCAATGCGGAACAATAGTTCCTATACTGTTAACTGGACTTTGTGGATCATACAAACATCCAGTATATAAAGTTATATGGGAGGGAACAACACCAACAATATTCAACAACTGATTTAAAAGAATATCAAATTCTAAATGCGAATGTCCTTCTCCGGTGTGAACTATCACAAACAAATTATCTTTGTCTAATAATTTCATTTCATCATAGGGAAGTTCTTCACCTGTCAACGGGTCAATTATAAAAAATATTGCTGGGCGATTAAATTCTAGTTTTCCTAATATGTTATCAATTACTCCATGTGGTGGTATATTAAAATATCCAAAATGTCTAATACTTATCATATCATATCATACCAATCTGCTAATGCAGGAAATGTTTCTGCGAAGTTTTTGTTTCGACGCTGATCGTATTGTTGATAAAAGTTTTTAAAGTCGCGTTGCAATATTGTTTGAGACATGGCTTCTTTGTGTGCTTCGCTTACTTCAGTAATATAACTCAGCAGTCGTGATAATTGATTCCATTCAAATTCATGCATCTCTGTGCCGTGTCTATAACCGTTGACAAAGTCATGTAGTCGGTTGTGATAGGTCAGGCGGATATCTTTGGGTAGTACTGTGAGTGATTGAAAACTTGGGAAGCGCAATATATTTAGCGAAAAGTTAACAGCATCTTTGCCATACTCGCGTTTCCAATTCATAACCATTTCCAAAAAGCTGTCTAGGCTGTCTAAACACAATGCGTTAACGGTTGCCATGACATGTATGCCACGGAACCGACCTGAGTCTAATAAGCGTTCTACATTGTTGGCCCAGTCATCAAACACAAGCCCGTCACGAATATATTCTGCCTGTAGGCTCATACTTTCGTTACTGGTGTATAGGTCAACTTCAACACCGTCAATGCTGTCTAGCAAGCGATCAATGTCGACATCAGTGCCCAAGTTACTGTTAATGGCCAAGCGAGTAGTGCTTTTACCCTTGTTTGTTTTGAACCAGTCAATTAGTTTCCAAGTCTCTGCACTCATCAAGGGTTCTCCGCCGGTGATGCGTAGTTCCTTTAAGGTTCTGTGGAGATCTGTTTCCCACCATTTATGGAATGCTTCCACATACGGATTAACTTCACCAAATTTATAAAGTTGACTGCTATCATGAGCATGAGTAAAATGGTTCCTGCCGTCACTAACCAGGTTGGTGTAGGGTCCATGCTGTTTAATATCTTTAACCCAAGTGCTACTGAAAGCAGGGTTACAATAGCTACAAGCAAACTGACAAGTTCTATCAAAAGCAATTTCAAGCGTTTGAAGATCGACATCTTCGCTGGCAGGTGTTCTATGTGCATGGGCTAGATCCTCGTCACTGTATATTACGGTTTTATAAACACGATCACTGATAGCGGCAGGGAAAGGATCTGTTTTAATATCTTCTATCTTCCAACAGTATTCGCAACCTGCGGGACGCTCACCCTTTTGCATTTGCTCACGCTCCATTTTTTTCTTTTGTGTGTTGTGAATTGCCTTGGGATTGGTTTTAATTTCATCTCGATCAATGGCATGCGGCAAAGGATGATGACAACTGGTTGTCTGGCCCGATCCTAGCCAAATGGTGGCATTGTACCATTTGGCTCCACAGAAACTGGCTGACTTGATGTCGATTACTCTGTGCTTGTATTCTAAATCTGTTTCGTTAACTATTTTGGGCATGGTATCTACATTCTTTCCAAAATTCCGTCATTTGCGGAAATGTTTCTTCAAAGTTGGTATGGCGACGCTTATCGTGTTCATTGAAGAACCGATAAAAGTCTGCTCTTTGCATTTTAATATATTCAGGATCTAGATTGCGACCTTCTTCCATCCAGGCAATATCGCGACGCATACGCTGTAGTTCGTAATCTTTGAATCCTTGAAATGGTCGATCTGGTGTTTCCAAATTCAGTTCCATCCAGTCCGCTACACGCTCCAATTGCCGTACATACACAGCCGGTAGGATTTGTAAACTCTGCCACCGGGGTGTGCGTAGCAATGGTGTGTCGAACCACACACGCTGATATGTTGTGCTATGGTTCTTACGCAACCGCAGTATCCAATCTAATTGTTGTTGTAGGCCCAACACACTGAGATTGTTCATTGTAATGATAAATGTCAAACTGTTACGATATGGAATTTCTCTCAAGAACATGTTGACATTTTCAACCACACGATTGTAGTTTAATCCGTGTCTAATATACTCGGCATGAGCATAGTTGCCCGAGTCTAAGCTAACATACTGCATGAAGTGTTCAATTTGTGTGTTACATAACTGCTTAACATAGCCAAGGTATTTGTCCATCAAGGCATCTTCTACACTGAAGTTACTGGTAACATCTAGGTGCAATTCGGGATTGGGCATGGCCAACACATAGTCAAATACCTTGTAAGTGTTACGATCCATCAAGGGTTCACCACCGGTCATGCGAAAGTGTTTTAGTTTGGGGTACAGTTCAGGCCACCATTCCCAGAAGGCATCTACATAGGGGTTGGGTTGAGAATGGGGTATAGGACGCCGGCTACCAACAAAGTGAGCAGGGTCATTATGAACAACGCTAGTAGGATATCCGCCAAACTTGTCAACTTCTGCTTGCCAACTGCTACTAAACTGGGGGCTACAATAACTACACTTGAGATTACAAGCATGATTAAAATTAACTTCCACATAACTTGGAACAACATCTTCATCTCCTGAGGAATTTTGTATGGCATCAAAATGTTCTACGGCCCACTTTTCACCCGACCGATAATGTCTATCACTAAGCTGATCGTGCTTTTCAATATTCCAGCAGTAACTACACTCACTGGGTTTTTCGTTACGGATCATGATCTTCCGCTGTTCTTTTTTATAAGCGGTGTTGTGTAGTGCGCCGGGATTTGCTTTCAACGGTTCAACATCTATTTTATGCAATGGTGGATGGTAACAACTGTTGTTAAGACCAGTGGGCAAGTGTAGGCTTACCTGTTGCCATTTGGCAAGGCAAAGTGCAGGACCCAGTTGTTGTTTCATCTGCTCAGCCGCAGACATGAAATCACTTTTACTCACGGATCATTGGTCCTTTATTTTTGTACTGGCTCATGTAGTGATGTTTGAAGAACCGACTCTCTGCCGAATCCATATCTACAATGGGCAATCCTAATCGCCGGCGTATGTGATCGCCATAGCTGTGTGCTTCGTCAACTACATCTGTGTGCTTTGCTTCTGCGTCCCATATAGACTGTAATGCATCGAAACTCTGCACTTGTGTGTAGGCCCAATCAGTTAACATGGTCTTGAATGTGCCATGTCGTGCGCCCATTATGGCCCAGGCACCGTTTTCATTGTCTGCGCCCACTGTTTGCCATATACACAAGTTATCATAGTTGCGATTGTTTACACGACTTTCAAACTCAACCAATGATGGTTTAACACCGCGATCCAATGACATCTTAACACCCTCGCGGAAGCCGGCACGCCAGGCTTGGAACGGGGTGGCGTCAGGATAGGTAGTTGAGTAGCAGTCATACATACTCCAATAGTTGGGATAGAAACAAAATTCTACATCATTGGCCGCAGTGCCATCTGTGGCTTCATGTGTACGCATGGCATAGACAAATTCCTTTGTCCATGAACTCATGCCACCATTGCCATACATCAAGCCGTTGATAGCATTGCGGGCTCTCCAACGGAACACACAGTCCCTATTGGTGTCGTTGAGCTCTAATTGAAGATTGAAGAAATTGCTGTCAGGAATATTATCGCCGTCGATAAGAACAAACCTATCAGTGTCGCTAATATCTGCACACGCCTTATGAGCGGCATCGCTTCCTTTAACGCCGTCCACACGCTTTGCCCACGGTACAAGATTTTGAATTTGTACCCAAAATTCTTCTCGTCGAGGTTCATCATAAGTTAGGTATACACAATCTAAGTCTGCTACATCAACTATTTCTGTCATAGTATTCTATTTCTTTGTAATGATCATTTTCTAGTACAAGGCTAGCGTGGCCTCGTACTACAGCCACACCTGTATTGCTTCTTTTTAATTGTACATGAAAATGGTCTCGGGTGTCAAACACAATGGTGCCATTCAGTACACGCACATTGTAATTTGGTCGTTCATATTGCTCTTTGGTAATAACAACATAATCACCTGCTGGATAATCGTGACTGGCCATGCATGTTGGTCGTCCCTTTGCATCGTAGTACAACCGATATTCAAGTTGTTGTTTAGGAAATTGTTGGTATAACTCGTCGCTCATAGTATTCAATTAGTTCATCTGTGGCAAAACTTTTTTCATGATAGTGTACCGGTGCAAATTGGTTAATGTTATTGATGCGTAACATGTCACCATCTTGTTCAGTTATACAATACTCGGTCCAAGGTTGATCATCGCTCCAGTCCTGTATGCCCGACTTCATGTGTACAAAGTTTACAAAATCCAAACTGGGATTGTAACAGGCAGTATCCATAACTTTTGCCGCTACAGCATACACCACATCAGTTGTTGGGTAAGGGTCATCACAATTCTTTAGCTCTGCTCTTACATCCACCCAATTTTCAAATATCTGCCTTGCTAGTTCAAAAAACTGTCGACTTGTTTCACTGTAACGCCAATACATTAATCCATTGTACACATCAGGCAATCGATTGGCATCAAATACTTGCCGGTACTTTCTAACATGTGATTCACGCTGTTGGTAAGTTCGACATCCGTAACTCAGACAAACATCCTGCAATCTGAAAGCAGTCCACCAGTGATCTATGCTACGAGTAAACAACAAGTCTGCTTCTAACTTAACAGTTTCTTTGTAGGGACTTAGCCACCAAGCATGCCATTCGTTGGCATATGGGCCTTGTGCTTCAACTCGATTTGTGGGAATTATGTGCTCAAATACACGACGATGTTGTTCAGTGACTTGCTGTAGTGTTGCCGAATCAACTATGACACTACAGTTCTTAATCCGTTGCGTTGCTTGTATATTTAGCGCCTGTAGGTAAGCAAGCCGTAGGTAGTCTGTGATCGGGGTATTAATTGCTACAGTTAAGAAGCCTTGCTGGGCATAGTGCTTAGGCATTGATCTACAAATTCCTTTAAATTGGGACTGGTCAAATATCGTTTGCTCATAACATGCAGGCTCTGCAGGGGCAACACATAGGCTTGATCTGAGCGCACAACAACACGATGGTCTCGTAATTCCATGCTAGTAATAGCACCTGCAAATGTTGTGATACTATGTGGTGCAAATGTGTTTTTTGCCACCCGATAGCCACTTAGAATATAGTGAGCGATGGCAAAGGCATAATCATTTCTATAATTGCCTTCCCGAACATTGTACAGCAATCTGTAGTAATCGTAGTTGCGTTTGATTCTTGCCACCAGTTCAAAAAACATTTGAGTCTGTTCACTGCGTCTAAACAACACAGCAGTGGCCCACACAAAAGGCAAACTGTGTGGTCCCATCACACAGGGCTCATATACGCCATCGACGGTGTGGTTTCGATTAAAAAGCAAGTAATTGAAAGGGCACTGAAATAACTTATCAAGACTATCGTCAAGTATAAGATAGTCGGCATCAAGAATGATGGTTTCGTCGTAAGGGCTTGCTTCATATGCTTCGTGTCTTCCAAAATTATTCCATTCTACAAATGTACCTGTGTCTGAACTAAATCGTTGGTTGGTGCCGGTATCCGTTGCACCAACAATGGTTGTGGGCAATCCCAAAAAATGTTGTACTAGTCTAGCGTTTTGTTCTGCAATAGCCACATAATCTGTTTCACGAGTATTGGTTGCAAATATTACAACGCCTTTAGATTTTGCGGATTTGTTTAAGTTCGGCATGTTGTTGGTGCCATTCGTTCATTACCTCTTGGTAATGCTGTTGTGCTGTGACTAAGAATACTTGACGATCCACTTCAATGGGATTGTGAAATACATCTTCCAAGTACAATTCATCTGTGGGCCAGGTTTTGACAAATGCCAATAGCTCGGGAGTGATTCGAAACATACCACCATTGTGTGTGATGTGCATTTTGGTCAGTATGCGTTCTCGAAGTATTTCGGCATTTAAATGGTAGTCTGTTGCTTGTCGAATTTGTTCTACAATGGGTTTAAGGTCGCTCATACGCACAGTATAACACAAATTGCACCCAAGGTAAAGCGGCCGAAGCCGCCGAGTTTTACCGTTATTTGACTGTTATGCAATAGTTACAGTACCCCAACTCGAGGTCAAGTTGGTTGTTTCTGGAGGACGCACAGTGATGTTTGTGGTGATGGCCAAGTTCAAGCCATCGTTAAATGCACCCTGTGCGGGTGGAGTACCAACTGGACTGTATACTGGGATTCCTGGAGGTGCTGTGTTTGTGTCAGCTGCCGCATCAGTTAAATCAATAGTGAATGTAAACACCGTGCCAACATCGGCATTGGCTCCCTGCACACCGTTGGTCTTGATACCAACCGCAATGCTGTTACTGGCGTAGTCTGCTGTGGCTGATGCACTTGTCAATGTAACAATACTTTGGTTGCTTGTAGTGCAACCCCAATAGCCAAGTGCTGTATTACTGGCCGAAACTGTGCCGCCTGTACCTGTGCGTCCGCCGTTGGTTGCGGCACCGACCACAATACTGGCAAACCTGGTATTAAGTAATGCCAACCAGTCTGCGCCTTTTGCGTTGCCCAGTGTGTTGACACAACTGAATGTCAATACCAGTTTGCCACCAGCATTCCAGAAATAACGAGCTTGATCTGCACTTGCAAATGTTGCTGTACGTGTAATTTGTTGTGTGGTAGGAGTTGCTGTGTTCCATGTAGTAGCGGTAGGTGCGGCGCCTGTAATGTCTGTACCGTTGGTGGCTGCTGTTAATTTATTTGAGTATGCTGTGTTAAGGCTAGAACTAAATGTGGCCAAGTAAGAAATCAATGTACCGGCAGTTGGTGCGCCGATGCCTGTACCAGATCCATCCTGGTGTGTTTTGATAGAGTTCAGGGTGTTAACTACTGTGGCCCATTGTGTGGCTGTAACTAAACCTGCCGCGCTAACAGTACTCAGTGCAGTTTGGCCATAACCATTCTGGCCGTTGCCCACAGCCCAGATGGTATTAAGAGTATTTGCTGTTGAACTGGGACTTGAACCAACAAACCCGTTGTAGTCGGTTGCTTGGATTAGTCCGCCTGATGAATATGCCATATTTTTTTCCTATTACGAATTTAATTTTACTGTAGCTTCAATTATACCCTCACCTGGAGTAGTTTTGCTAGACAATGCTCGCCCAATTACATTCCAAGGTGAAATTTCTGTTCTTGCGCCTGCTCTGGCCAATCCATTGCCGGCACTTACTAATCTGTCACCCTTGTTAATTGGGCCAATAACGCGAACAGGAACCCGTCCGCTGACCGCAACTGGTGGATGTGTACTATCTGATCCAGCTCCGCTGTTCATCAAATAGGCTGCTCTAGTACTTATGACTCCAAGGATGTTTTCGCTTAATTCTGCCACCACAGCGGTGATTTCTTTGATCCCGCCCAATTCAACCACAGTTCCGGGCATGATGACCGCATCAGCTTCGAAGCGTTCTGCAACGTCCGCATACTGTGCGTGAATACTTGTACCATATATGTTGTTCCACCAACTGGTTGTACTGCCCAGGTTATATGTTAAGTTTGCAGTTGGTACTAGGTTAGCGCCAAAAGTGGTGTTGCCACCGGTTCCACCTAGGCCTAATCCGGTGATTGAGTCGTCAACATATTTTTTGGTTGCCACACTGGTAGTAGTGCCTAATGCTGTGTTGGCTGTGATTTTTACAGTACCATCACCACCCACTGTCAATAATCTAGTTGGTGTACCACTGACATTTGCAAAGAAATCCAAATTCTGACCAGTTACTGTGCTAGTAACTCGTGCGGCTCCAGACACCACTGATACTGTAAGATCACTTGCGGCACCCACTGTGAGTCCACTATTGGTAGAAATACTCTGTGCTGTGGTAAAAGGCGAAGTGCCAGACAATCTAGCAAACACAGCGGCGGCGGAACCACCTAAATAATCTGCATTGTTTGCATTGCCCCAATATCTCAGTCCAATTAAGGTGCCACCTATGGCGTCATCGGCCAAATTCATACCAGGATTGATAGTGCTGAATCCACTTGATGTCAATGCAGGACTGGGTGTAAATGCTGTGTCTGTGCTCAAAATTGCCGCTAATTTGTTATTGATTAAAAACTTAACTATAACATGAGTGGCTGTACCATCACTTAGAATATCTGCAATGGCACCTGATTGGCCTGTGGTGGCAGTGAACGCAGGTCCAATTACTGTCCAACCAGCATCGCCGACACCACCATTGTTGACTTTTAATTGTGCGTTAGAACTGTCCCACCAAAGATCACCTGTGGCTGTGTTATCGTATGTGGTGTCTGGTCTAGTACCACCGGATGTGGCACCGCTGATACGCTTCCAACCCACAGACGAGCCCATGTAAATTTTAAGAACTTTGTTGGCGGCATCGTTTTTGTCCCACCACAACTGTCCTTCTTGAGGATTTACTGGGGCAGTTCCACTGGCAAAATTTTCCAATAACTGTATAAAATTTTCATTGAGGAATTGTCCATAGCCAGGGAAGTTTTTACCCACCAAGGTAAGGCTAGTGGTAGTGGAATTTGCTGTACCCGGTTCAATTGATACCAGGGTTGTTCCATCTGAATTTGTTATTGTATATGCCATTTAAGTAAACGCTCCAATATTAAGTTTATTTATCATGTTTTTTACTGATATTGGAACCAGAAATCTCCGTTGTTGCCTATGGCATTGTCTGGTGCAGTCGAGTCGATATATCGTTGGCTTCCTTGCCAAAGTGCTGTATTGCCTGTGATTGCTGCCGATACAAACGCTGTTGTGGCAAGTTGTGTGGTGTTGGTGCCAGCTGTTGCAGTCGGGGCTGTGGGTGTGCCTGCCAGCGCAGGACTTGCCAGATTGGCTTTAAATGCCAAATTGTTGTTGGTTGCATTATTTACTGCCGAAACATTGCTGGATATTGCATTATCAGTATAAATGCGTTGTGTGTCATCCTGTGCCATCACATAGGCTGTGGTTGCTATTTGTGTGGTTCTTGTTCCTGCGCCAGCAGTGGGAGCGGCAGGTACACCTGTAAATGTTGGGTCGGCAATATTTGCCCGCAGTCCAATGGCAGTGGTTGTGGATGACTCTAGTGCACCAACATTGGCCAAAATACTGGTATCTGCGTATTCTCTGCGTAGGTCATCCTGTGCCATCACATAGGCTGTGGTTGCTATGGTTGTGGAGTTGTCTGCCACTGTGGCAGTGGGTGCTCTGGGGTTTCCAGTCAGTGTTGGGCTATAGGTGGTTGCCCTAAGGGCTATTGCGGCATTGGCTGCTGTGACATTGGCATCTATGCTGTCTAGTCTTTGGCTTTGAACACCAGCATTGGCAGTCAATGTTGTAATCGAACTGTTCTGCGTGGCAGCATTGGCCAATAAACTGGTAATCTGTGTGTCTTGTACACCTGCATTGGCATTTATCACAGCAACATTGGCCAGTATGCTGGTGTTGATGACATCAACATTGGCCCGTATTTGTGCATTTATTGTGCTGACTGCACCTGCGGTCACAGTGGCATTGGTCAAAGTAGAATAGGATGATCCTGTGTAAACGCTGATTGCCTGTGTACTGGTATTGTACCATAATTGTCCAGCAACTGGATTAGTTGGTCCACTGTTGCTGGCAAAATTTTCCAACAAAAACAGCTGGTTTTCATTTAGATATTCTCCGTAACCAACAAAATTCTTACCGGCCAGACTCAATGATGTACTGGTGTTTAAAGTTCCGTCGGCGATATTGGCCAATATAGTTCCGTTATAATAATTTATTGTATATGCCATTGTTTTTATCCAAAATTGTTTCTGCTAAATGTGGTAGTTAAAGAAGTGGGAATGCCAATACTGGGCATAAGTTTCCATTCACCATCTTGTTTTACCCAAGCGGCTTGAATTCCGCGCCAAACATCACTTACTTTAACTGCTAATGTATTTACCGGTTTCCACACTCCGCCAACCTTTACACGGCCTGCTCCGCCACCCGAGAAGACCAACACCGCCTGCCCCGGGCTTCCGCCCGATCCTGTGCCAATTCCACCCTGAGCTATCCCGCCCGGCCAATATGGGCTGTTGGTCCCGCCTGTGCTGTTGCCATCTGCGCCCACTGCTCCAGCAGTTGAGCTACCTGCACTGCCTGCAAGTCCCCCATAGGCATTGTCAAATCCTGGGCCGCCGCCTACACCCGAACCACCTCCACCCCCGCCACCACCCCCGCCATCACCGGGACAGTCTCCACCTGTGGAATTTCCATTGGTAACAGCAGTGGGATTGCTGGCTGAAGAAGCACCGCGATTATTTGAACCGCCACCGCCACCGCCACCTCCGGCAGCAAAGTATGCTGTTGACCCATTGACCAGCAACAAGGTGGCTCCTCCACCGCCACCGCCACCACCTGACCAACCTGCTGGGCCTGCATTTCCACCACGGCCACCATTTAAATATTTTCCGTTGACAGATATTGTGTATCCTGCACCTGCTGAACCACCACCACCACCGGAACTGCTACCGCCGCCGCCTCCGGGGCCGCCCACTGCAACCAATACTGTATCACCTGCGGCCAAAGTGACTGAGTTGTTGTAATACCAGCCGCCGCCACCATTGCCTGCAGGACCGTTGCCGTCTACACCGCCTGCTCCACCCCCAGCACCCCAGAGGTAAACATCAACTTCGGATTTAAAACCAGCGGGCACAGTAAAAGACTCTGTGCCACCGTTGTATACAAATCGTTTAACTAGCTGATTAGCCATGCACTTGTTTCCAGTCACAAGTAATAGTATCTTTAACCCAAATGGCCTTTACATTACTCCATGTATTAGAGGTTGTTTTAATTTTTACATTTGCAACATTAGACCAAGTATTACTACTTGTTTTAATCCTAATAGGCAATGACACATTAGAAGTTATTGACATAATTAATAAAGCTGGTACCAGATATCGCCAATATTGCCTTGAAATTGTCCGGGTGCATAACTTTCAACATATACATTGCGAGCAATATTGGAAGTCATTGTAATATTGCCATTGGAGTAAACACTTTGTGTTGCAACAATGTTGGCAGTGGTTGACACATTACTGGCCAGAGCTCGCAAGTTGGCAGCCAGTATAACATTGGAATACGAACTGGTGCCAAAAGTTGTATTGGCATAAGTTTGGAATGCACCAAGGTTGGCACTAAGGACGGCAATGCTTGCCGCACCCGACGCAAATCTATTATTAACGCCAACATTGCCGGTGTCTATGTAGTCTCGTAATGATGCGTCAAGGTTTGTGACACTATAAACCACATTGGCCACATTACTGTTGATGCCAGTTATCACTGTACTGGTTGGCAAGTATGCGTCTACAGTGGCATTGCCATAGTTACTGGTTCCAAATGTTGCGTTGGCATAGGTATAAAAACTTCCCACATTTGTTGACAAGGCAGCAATTGAGGCATTGGCTCCGGTAACTCTAGTTATTTGTACTCCGTTGAGATCTGACACATACAGTTGCATGGCAACATTGGCTGACACAATAGCGGCCGTGGCCGCTGTGACATTGGCATTGATGTCGGTGATCACTGTACTGGTTGGCAAGTATGCGGCTATGTTGGCATTGCCATAGTTGCTGGTTCCAAATGTTGTGTTGGCATAGGTGTAGAATGAGCCAACATTGGCCTGTATAGCACCAATTGCTGTGTTGGCTGAGGTAATTTGTGATAACTGTATGGCATTGTTGGCGTCCACATACAGTTTCATTGCAGTATTGGCCGCAGTAACCAAACCGGTCACAGTGATCACATTGGCGGTTAATCCCGAATACAAAGCGGCAACATTGGCCGCCAATCGAGTTTCCAATTGTCCCACCGTAACACTAGAATTTCCTGCAATAGCCAGTGGATTAAATGCAGTACCGGTGTAATATTTCAAAGTGGCTGTGGCAGTATCGTACCACAGTTGACCAGTCAATGGATATAGCGGAGCAGTGGCACTGGCTTGGTTTTCCAACAGCCAAACAAAGTTTTCATTTTGAACTGTACCATAGTTGATGTAATTTTTACCTACCAGGTTCAGGCCAGTGCTGGTATCTAGTGTACCGTCTAATAGAGTCAGTAGTTGTAGTCCGTTACTTTTGTATATGGTATAGCTCATCGTGGTTTATCCTATTGAACTCAAGTCGGTTAGAGTTTGAATTCGCACAGTATAATCGATTTGAATAAGTCTGTTTAGACTCTTTTGCACAGGATGGAACACCACATGTGTCAACAACAGGCCTGTGGTGGTTAGACCTTCGCTGCCATCAAGGCTACGAGCTTTTAGTCCCAGTTCGTCAAACACGTAGTCACCATTTAAACTTTGACTGTTGTCAAAAGCCGCTTGGTCAGCAGGCTCGCCGTAGTCCAGCAGGCAGGTTACCAGGATGTCTGTGTAGATGTTGCCCGGAGTGTGCAGTACTGTGATCTTATTTCTAGCAGGATCTGTGTTTTTAACACTGGTATCGTCGACAATCTTAAAATAGGTGGGATTGTACAAGTTACTGTTCTGTGCATTTGTATTGGCAGGCAGGTAACTGATAACGCCAGTGGGGTCAACGGCAGTACCACCATTCCCAAAGTGCATTTCGTAGATAAAACTCTGGGCCTTGTTGCTCAAGTTCTGTGCCAGGGCCACGGAAATGTTTTCATAGTGGATGGCATTGCGCTTGTTTATGAAAACTTCTTTGGTTTCCGGATCAAAAATCTTAATGTGCCCTTGCACATGAATTCCACCGGTTTCGTTGGGTTTGCGGTCTGGTGTTTGAGTTTCCATTTTTGGTGTGTCCTGCTGTTTATCTTGTTCCATATGTTATTTATCGCTATTTTTGCTTATAAAATTAAGGCTTCAACCAGTTTGATGCCTGCATCGTCATTTGTTTCCAATGCAACGGCAAATGCCGTACCTCCCACCATTGCAATGGCGCAACCGCATGTGTCTGCTACCAGGTCTTGTCCTTTGCGTACTGGCCCTTTTACAAACACAGGTACTCGTCCTTTAAGAGCCACAAATACTCCGTTCTCTAGGTCTGAGTTCATTCGGTATGCAGGATCGGCACTTATAGCACCAATGGCTCTTGAGTTGGGTTGGCAAGCAGTGATTTCAGCTTCTCCGCCAATCATTACCACAGTTCCCACTGGATATTCTGCGTCAGGCAAGTACATCTCTGCCAAGTCGGCGTACTGCGACGAAACAGATTTACCATAAAAGTTAATACCAAAGACATTGTTATAATACGAGCTGGTCGATCCAATATTAGCTGTGGCATTGGCGCTAGGTGCAATATTGCCAGTAGCCAGTGTTGCCACTGTGGTTGTGCCAGTGAAGGTTGGTTCTGCAGTTGGTGCTTTGTCGTTAAATATATTCCAATCAGTGCTAGTTACATATCCACCAGTACTAGTAGTTGCCACACCAATTGACAGATTGGGATAGGTAGCATTACCTGCTTTAACTAACGGTGTTGTTACTGTTATGCTGTTGACCACACCGCCCAATACTGTGCCACTGACATTGGCTATGTCTGAGGCCAAGCTAACACTGTTGGCCTGTAATGAAGTAATTTGTCCTGTATGTATATTGATAGTTGTTGTTTGCCCGCTTATGCTAGAACTCAGCGAGTTTATACTGGTATCCTGTGCGGCTGCATTAGATTGCAAACTTGAGACATTGCTTTGTAAATTGGCAACGGTGTTGCCAGTAACCAAGTTAACAAAGTCGCTGAACACAGTATATGTTGCAACTCCAAGTACATTTGACGATGCGCCTATCGTTACCACCGGCAAAATTACATTAGCACTCAGTGAGCCTATTTTTGGTAATTGACTAAATTTTATCGCCATTTTTATTCCTTAATTAACAATTGGTTGTTTTCTGACATCATAATGTTATTTACTGTAGTTGTATCATCTTCGTTAGTATAATAATCATCTAGTACAAGGGTTGATGTGGTTGCACCTTCGCCTAAGAATGCTCTAGCAGGTAAATTTTCTGCGTCTTGGAACTGCAATCCCTGATCCCTAAAGTCGTAATCTAGCCAAGCAAGATTGTCTTGCTTGATTAACACATTGCCCGAAGTGGATGTAATCTGAACTGTTCCATCGGAGTTGACCGACCCCAGTATAGCAACAGCATTTGGTGCCACGCTGGTGATAGTTCCGTTGATGTACAGCACACAATTTGCATTGGCTGTGGTAAAGATTCCACTCTGATATACAACTGCCACAGACTTGCCACTGGTTACATTGCCGCGAACAACAACATTAGCGTTACCAAATCTTTGTGTTACAACATCTCCGACATTGGCAGAGATATTTCCTGTCAAGGTTACTTTATAAGTGGGATTGTCAGCCACGGTGAACACAGAACTACTGGCGTTTGATCTCCAGTAGTTGATTGATGTATTACTGCTGAAAGATGAGTTGCTAGAAATTATTGCAGTTCTAGGATTTAGACCTGGAATCAGCTGAGCCTGGCTAACATCATATACCGTTGTTCCTTGTTCATGCTGTTGATTGGATGTGCCACCCACTGCTCGACGAATATTTTTCAAGGTACTAGTAGTTTTGTCATTTTCCCAATAAGTTATCAACTCGCCGCCAATGAATACGCGACCAGGCACTGCCAAATATGTGTCTGGTGTTGGTAGCCCTGAACTGTTACTAACAAATATCACTGTAGAATCAATGTCTATGTTGGCTATCAACTGAGTAGTTGCAAATCCGCTGATGCGGAAGTACTCATGGTTACCATTGATATCAAAAAATTCTCTGTAGGCAAAGGTAACACCATCGGGAACTACAGTTAAATTTGCAGATCCCACTACTTCTTCTGTAAACACGCTGATGTCTACACTTTCATGCACAACACCAGGTAATAGTTCCTCTGGGGCATGACTGGAATAATAATCAATGTAGGCACCGCCGTCAACGTTGATATCTTCCGGTCTGCTTCCCAGGCCTGTGTCAACATAACGACTTTGAATAACTGTGTCTAATAGAGCCTGGTCTGCAACATTGGCGTTAAATTTTAATCCCTGTACTTGCACGCCGGGATATTCGATGCCAGTGAAGTACTGCGTTAGCCAATATTGGTTATCTCGTGATCTGGCAACTTCACTGCCAAGTGCTGTGGTTGTATCTAGATTGTCAACTTGGTTACTGGCAATATAAGCAATTACTCTATCATTGGCATTGCCAACTTCCTCACCAGTTAGTAACTCAAATGTATCATAATTAAAGTTGGCAGATGCACTGACATTGGCTGCGGCACGATATGCTTGACCGTTATAGGCAACCACTGATCCAGAGGCATAACTATTGGCGCTGGTCCACAATAACACATCAGAGTCGTATGCTGTGCGGTCAAACTTCAATACACTATCAAATTGTCTTGCTGTACGATTAACGATTCGTGCCGCAGCCAAGCCACCTGTGCCTGTTCCGTTGATTCTAACTTCAGGTCTAGAAGTATAACCGGTTCCGCTATTAGTTACTGTAACAGATCTGATTGCCCCATTGCCCCATATTGCCGCGGTTGCTGTTGCGCCAGTACCACCACCACCAGTGACAGTGACCGATGGCTCAATCACATAACCAGTACCGGGATTACTGATTTCAATTGTGTCTATGGTATAAGTGTGATACTGTTTCCAATATTGGTATTCGGGTGTGATATTGATTAGTGTGGTATCGCCACTCAATTCACCACTCGGTGGGCGATACTTGCCCAGTGTTTTGTTATACAAACTTGGCAAATCAAAATCTGTCACATTGCTACCAACTGTGTCTGAGCCTGTGTAGTCAACCACATACTCACGCACAATGGTTCTGTATGGTTTGACCTCATTGATGTAGTCAAGATAGTACTCTTGGTTATCCAACACAAAGCTAGGTGGCTGACTTAGTTCTCTTAGGTTGTGGAAGATACTAATAAAACTGGTTTTAAATATCCAATCAACCGATTTTTGTTCTTGTAGGATATAATTAACAATGATAAAGAATAACTTATTGAACTCTGCACCCAGTGAATCTATAAAGATATCATCACGCAGAGCTGTTAGTATGTTGCGAATTTCAATACTGGGTGTTTGATCAAATCGCACAGTGTCAAATCGATCTTCGTCCCATCCCATTTGTCCTGCGGCTAGATTATACAAGGTGGATTTGAGCTGTATGGTTCCGTTTTCTATGCCAACTCGTTCCAGTATTAAATCTGCGGTTGTTCTGTAAATAGAGAACTGACCATTATCGTCATAGTTAACTCGCACAATATCGCCTGCGGCCAATGTGAGTGTGGCAATATCTTTATATGCTGTCACGGTATAAGTGATACGACCGGTTGGATCGTAGTCTTCTGCATACCAATCAACTTTGTCCCAATACAATGCAGTATTGTAATACTGGATACGACTGATAACAAATACTCTGTCACTGTCTAAGGTATAGATTGTCCAAAGCCCGCTGTTGGAACTATCCGAAGTGACCAATACACGATATCCAACAGGTAGTGCATTTGCTATCGATGCCCTGGTATCGATATATCCAATGTCTTCAACTGTTGTTACAACTTTATCATATTCAGTGGATGGCGGAACGGGATCAACTTTTTCTATTCCTAGTAGGCTGTATTGATAAACAATGGGATACTTGATCAGTACACCGTTGACATATTTTACAAAGTTTTCCACAGCCATTGATCTGTCAATTACTAAAGTTTGCACGGGTCGGGTATTTAATCCAATCTTGTTAGATTCTGTTAACGTTGGGTCTGGCACAACTTGTCCAATTGAATCAATTCCAGACAGGCTATCAATCAACTTGTCAATAATTCTGGTGGGGAGTTGAATATTTGGTTGGCCTTCCTTAACCAATTCATATTCGGTATGTACACTATTGTCGTTATAGAACTTTTGATAGTCTATGTGTAGAACAGAATTCACTGCATTTAGATAATTTTGTACATTGACCAGGCCAATTGCGTTATTCTTGGACATAAAGCCATACGGAATACCTTGTAATTGTGGATTTTCTATAATGTTTGACAGTATAGAAACGCTAAAGTGTTTGCCTGGTGCGGCACTTTGTTTGTCAATGACCCAATAATAATACTCTGGAGTAATTACTCCGCCGATTACAGTGGTAACAACACAATATACATTTGTATATAATGGTACGCCATCGCCGCCATTGATGATGTATTGTGCCGGAGGAAATTTACTCTTTATCCATTCACACACCTGTACTGTGCTGCCAGGAAATAATTTACCCCAATTGTTAGTTCTATAAATTAAATCGCCTTGCTCGTAGTCGATATATCTCAAGTCATTTAAATTCCACCACAGTTTACCAACTTGTCGTTCATTCCAATGGAATCCGCTGTTGTTAGATATGTTGGTCCTGTTGCCGGCATTGTACACCGCAGGATCTAGTGCTGTCTTAAAGTCCAAATCTTGTTCAGCTATGCCTAGTATCTTGCCTTTTACTGGATCAATGTAATCTAATGTTGTTCGAATTAACTCTGTCGTTTTGTCATAGATAAAGAATCTGTTGATGTTGTCAAGGTCAACTTTGGCTTCTTGGTATCGAATTTTGTTCCAGCTCTGTATCTGAGACATGTTTGTATACACATGCACCGCACCTGCTCCTGGTGCTATGCTGTCGTTGCCAGGCGCTCCAACCAGGATCAAATCTTTATTAATGTCTAGGCCGATACCAAATTGATCATTGCTGCCTAGACCTGTTGATTTAATATGTTGTACATAGCTCATTATACCTGTGTTGTTTGTGCCTGTTTCTGCGTCCGACAACAATTCATAAACAAAAACGCTACCCGATGATTTAACAATATCTATCACTCGTGTGGCTCTTTGATCAAAAGTAGTTTTTCCTGCGTCAATTTCAGCTTCGTAGTACACATCATCTTCAATGCTGGAAACTAACAATGTTGCTGTTTCTGGACTATACTTTATTCTACTAGCAAAGCCAAACCCAATTGAGCCAACAGGATGAGCGATAACTTGATCTAATCCATATGGTGTTATTCCAACCAGGTCAAACAAGTTCGATCCATTGTTGACTATAGACAATTTGTTATTTGCAACTTTATTTGTGGTAGAGATTGTAAAAAATCCATCTGCGGTGGTTGTTGCAGTTACCAATGGTATTTTTGCCGTGTTGATCAAATCAACACAAGTTGCTGGATCAGCATATCCGGCCGGAATAGCAACGTTGGCCCATGTGGTCATGTCTCCTATACTTGGACTGTATGCCACATTGGCTGTTACAACAGCACTGGATAGATCAACATAATAACTGTTGATGTAGATACCAATGTTGCTGTTAAAAGTAGACCCACCATTTTTAATTGATGATATGGTGTATTCGGGAGTTGACGCCGCTGTGATACTGCCTAGAACTTTTGCGGTGTCTGAGTATCTGTAAACTGCTCCAGATTCGCCAGTTGCCTGTAGAGTATTGGGAGCAGACACATAGAATGTGGATCCCAGTAGGTGATCTATGGCAATTGAACTACCAAATTGGTTTCCGGCACTGGCAGTTGGTTCAGTGATTTTTTGTACCAGAACCCAATCAGTGCTGACTACCAAAACAACCTGTCCCAAGGCCAAGGGATTGTTAAAACTTAGTCTTGTGTTATTGGTTATTGTGTAGGTAGAACTTGACTGTATAGATCCGTTGATATATACTTTTGTATAAGTACCAAAGTTTTTAGCAGAATCGTATATGTTGTCCAGGTTACTGTTATAACTTTCTTCAAATCGTTTGAATATGTAAACTGCGCCTGCGCCACTACTCTGTCCCGGAGCACCAACAATCAATGTTTTGCCGTCATCCGTGGTGGCCACAGCATCTCCAAACATATCACCGGCAACCACATCAACAGGCACTGGCACTGTTCCGGTGTTTTCATAGTACTTTGATTGTAGCACAGAGATTTTGGTGTCTAACACAGTCGGTGGGTTAACAAAATTAATCACATTGCCCGACAGTGTAAAGTCAACATCTACAACATAATTCTTATATTGATCACTGATGCTCAATGCATATTTGCTGGCCGGAGTGTACACGGTTGTGTAGGTGGTTCCCACTGTGTCTGCAGATCCATATGTGATTGTGTTGCTTTTGATTGTCACATTGTCTTGATAGTTATAGATATAAACTGCGTTGGTTCCAGGTGCACCGATGTACATCCAATCATTGTCGTCGGCAATAGCAATTGCATTGCCAAAACAATCCCCTGTGGCCGCGGTGTTACTGGTCAGTATCTGTAACTCTGCTGTTGCCAAGTTCTGTATGTAAACATAGCCTCTAGCTGAATTGCTCAGCGGAGCACCTATTGCCACAACATAGTCTGACGCTGTAATTGTTTGTCCAAAATTGCCTGCTAAATTTGAGCGGGCATCAAACTTGCTTGTCTGGCGAACTGTGGTGCCGACTCTAGAAAAAGTTTTAACAATACCTGTGGATCCATCAATATTTGTGTACTGCGGAGAACCAACAAATAAATTATTGGCCAATTTGTTACTGGAGATTGTGGTTCCAAATTGCCCGTTTATACTTGCGGACTCGTCAGTCAACAACTCTGAAGTTGAATTCCAAGCATCAACTTTGTTGTACACACCCCAATTACCGTCGGCGTCTGCTGAGTCCACCCATAATTTATCCCCAGCTTCCCATCCCTTCAGCGGAATGATGTTGTTGGCATCTGTTAGACTGCTTAATCTTGCTGACTGTAGTTTATAATATACACCATATCCATTGATATTTTTAAGTTCTTTAATTGTGCTAGATCTAGAGTTGTCAATCCCTGTGCTGACACCAACTCCGTCGTTCACAATTGCTACCTGAACTTTTCTTGTTTCGCTCACGGTATATACTTGATAAAATCCATCCAGTCTAGAATCAAATGACTTTATTGCAAAAATATCGCCGCGTACCAATCCCGGGGCATCTGTAAATTCAACTGTCATTAAATTATCAATATTGTAAGTCAGGTTTACTACATTTATCTGTGTTTCGGTAACTCGATACACGTTCCATTCATTAGCATAATCTTTAGCAACCCAAATATAGTATCCAGGGCCTATTTTGGCAATGACTGTATCTAGTTCATTGTATTTTGTAAAACTAAACAATGTCTCATCTACATCAATCAAACTGGGATAACCGGCAGTTTGTATGTCGTTGATTGTTTCAGCTAGGCCATTGCGGTTAAAAAATAAGTTTTTAGTAAAACCTGCTGGGGCTTTGTAAAGGTCAGTTGGGTGAAAGCTGACCACATCTTTGAGTGGTTCAATTTCTCCACTGTCTAAAAATTGTATCGCAGTTGGGTTTGCTGTGATCACTGTTTCATCCAGCTCAACTTCCACAATTTGGTCTGTGGTAAGTGATCCATATTCTCCCACACGCAATGCCCATTCTTCGTATATGTCAATGCCACTGGTCCATTCATTTACTGCGGCATTGGTTAGTCCAGTGATGGCATTTAAAGTTCCTTTTTCCTTGATAAATCCCTGGAAAAACTTTACCTGACTAGTTTCATCCAGGCCAAAGTTACTCAGATAACCTCTTTTACGGAATCCAATCAGGCTTGTTCCATACCCCTCCAAGGTCATGTCACTGGGCAAATTGTCAACATCATATACCTGCTGTAATCGTTTGGCGCTGTGTGTGAAATTGGGTAACAGGCCAGTCTTGATATCGCCGCTGTTGATCTGTCTCCATTGTTTGTCTTGTACAAACTCTGAGTCGGCCACAATATTGGTCAATGCAGTGTAGTACAAATTTTTATATTCAACAATGCTACCCAACAGATAATCTACGCCCGGCTGCCAGGCATCTACTAGAGTGCTGTTGTACACAAATCCTGGAGGGCTCAGTGTACCTGTCCAGGATCCTGTTTTGCTACCTACCAATTTCAATCTGAATTGTCTATTGCCCAGTTCAGGAACATACAAAATGTCATTGAACACCGTGACATTATCAAATAAGATGGCATGTTCGTACTGTACCACTGTTAGGTCTGCTAGACAAATTGTTTGATTAGACAAGCTCTTCAAAGTAAATTTATTGCCTATACGACTTTCTGTAAATTGTGTATTTTTAATAAAGTCAGAGTTTTGGTCAAGCAACTTTGTACCGTTGGGAGTATTGTCAATGACATTGATTACTCCATCTGGTTGTATGTTTACCAATTCGTTGTAGACTGGACTTAGTACAATAATACTACCTGATTTCCAACCTTGTTGTGCCCAATTTAAAAACTCTTTGGTACTCAATACCCAGTTTCTTGTTTCACCCAGGTTGTCATCTTGTGTGTCAAATTTAAATCCCTGTGCCACAAGGAAACGACCGTAGCTGATTAAAAAGTCTACTACTTGTTGTTCTGTATTAAATTCAAAACCATAGGGTACAGTTAATTTTATATTTTGATAATCTTTATAAATTATACCGCGGCGTTTTAGTACTTCTACAATGTAGAAATTGTTATTGGCCATACTGGGTATGATTGTAAAAAATGGACTATTTTGATTGTATCCGTTTACTGTAAATCCATTTTCTGTTCGTTCAACCACCACGGCGCTGTACACAGCCTTGCGTATTGGTGTGCTGGAGTTCAACTGGATACTGTAATTTTCCGTTGGAATAACGATACTGTTACTGGTATTAGTTGGAGAGCCTTGTTCTGCCAGCAGTTGAATAAAGTTTTTATCTGTGTATCCGCCTACCTTATATCCCAACTGTACATTGACTGTGTCTAAATATGTGCGAATTGCTGTGACTGGATTCATGCCCAAACTTAACACATAGTCTCTGATCCAGTTCAAATAACCGGCACTACGAACTACTGTTCCGGCGGTGGTATCTCCATTAACTACCACTGTTGTTGGTGTGATTCGTTGGCGAGATTCTGTGTTGACCAATTGATCAATTGTGGTGTTACGATAGTAACGATCAACATTGATCAAGCTACCAAAATAATAACCAGGCTTGGCCAAGGCCAGTGCATATTGAAGTGCATATGGGAAGTAGCTACTAGTTCTCCAGGCAAATTCCACAGGGCCTTGATCACCAACACTATAACTACTGTTGGCTTTTAAACTGTCAAATGTACTGGTTGCCCATTTTTCAGGACTTAATAAATCGCCGTATTCATCCACTGGAATAATCTGACTCAATCCCGGACGAGCAAATCTGGTGTCAGTTCCGGCGGTGGGTCCTGCATGGATATATCCTGTTTCTAGGTCGTCCCACAACAACGTGTTGCCACCGGTGTACGGAGCGGCACCATATCGTTCTTCCCACCAGGTTGGCTTTTTGCCAAATCCCAACATCTCCCATGGATGTGTATTGGGCCGATATGTGTCAAAGAAGTGACTGAAGATGGCACGCCAGGTGCCGGGCAACATGGCTCCATCGACTCTGTCTTTAAACTTTTTATAATTCCAGGTCCAGGGATTACCTGATACAAAATACTCGTTGGTGCTATAATCTACACGATTATCACCAACCCAACGCAAAAATTTGTTACTTAGCAGTTGATTGAATTCTGTTAAGGAATAGTCAGTTGTTCTAAATTTGCCCGGCAAGTGATCGTACAAATCAAATATGTGTGTGTCGTAATCTATTTTGATATTGTTGTATATGCGCTTCTCTAGCTCCAACAATAGGTTATCTCGAATATCATTGAATATGGGAGTAATTGACCCATCGTGTCCCTGAATAACTTCTACAGGTGTAATATAACTTGTATCCGTGAATCTTTGAGGTACAAATTTTGGATATAATCCCAACTTGCTGGGAGTTTCTGGTATGAAGCTGCCATCGGTATCGTTATATTCGACAATTTTTAATTTGTCGGCAGCGACCAATGTGATTGTATCACCAAGCAAAATAGCACTACGATCTTGTAGGAATGAAAAATCAATTCCGTTGACCAATTGCACCCCATTCAAGTACACCAACACAGCCAGGTTGCTTAGTTTGGTGTCTTCGAACACCTGTGTGATTTCATATTGTTTGGTCAGCGGATTAATAATGCTGTAGTTGATCACGTTGGCATTATCACCATATGGTACCATATCGCTATAGTACCAAGGGAAAGTTTTATTTTTAATATTGTTGATGTTCTTCAATATTGCATCAACAATGGCTGCAATGTCTGTGACATTTGCTATATCCAATTTGGTCGCCAGTTCTAAAAACTTATTTTTAAACCTTGTATATTCTCTTGCAGAGTAATCAATGCTTTGTGCAAAGTTTAAATTCTTATCAGTTAAGAAAATATTACTGTACATGGCCGGAGCACTTTGTTGTACAATGTTGCCACCGTTGCCTTTGTAACGAATATCCCGCAGGCCAGAGAAGGTACTGCCAACATCCACTGCCAATTTGGTATTTTCTTTTATTTTGGTTATGTGACTTCTAATCTGTCCCAATGTCAGTGAAGAAAAGTTAGCGTTCTTGCTGTTGTAATCTAAACTGTTGGGAATTTCATAGTATCCTGTTTTGCTAACAGATCTACTGTAAATTAAAATATCAACTTTGTCATTTTCTTTGAGAAGAGTATAATCAACTCTGACAGTTTGTCTACTGCCCACAAGAGTGTAAGAATAGTCACTGCTTTTTAGTAATTGGTTGTTAACAAACACCTTGGTGTAAGGGATAGTATTTTCTTCTTCAGGCAATATGTCCACAGGAAAATAATTACTTGTGGTATAGGCAAAGGAAAATACTTGATACTGTTTGGTATCTTCTGTATTTTTAGTCCAGATGTTTCTGTTATCGTATGCGCTGATACTTGTGTTTTGTTTTAAGAAATTATAATTAACTGGAACCGATACTGTACTTGTCCCACTGGCATAGGTTATAGTTTCAGAGTCAAAGTTGTTGGTGAACTGGATATCACCAATGCTGTTAAAATTTCTGTAACTTAAAGGAAATCCCAGGATTCTGTCAGCAGATCCTGTGCCAACTTTGTAAGAAAATATTGCAGTTCCTGCAAAACTGCTCACCGGATAGTATGTGGTATCCCCAAGGCCAACACCATTGATGTCAACTATATCAAACAAGGGAGATTGGTTTACTGATGTTTTTAGTTGTCCTTGATTCCAGCTTGATCCAGTGTACCAAAAATTATAACCAGCGTTATCACCACTGGTGACATTTAAACAGTTACCTTCCAGTACTTCATAATCATCTGCTAGTGTCAAATGCACTTTTGTATCGCTGGCGCTACCGCCTGTTGTGTCAACAGCGGATATTACAAAAATAGAATTTTGTATACTGGGATCAAAATCATCAGCAAATACCGCCCTAATAGGTGTCATAACTGCAGGTGATGACAGCGTAACTTTTGGCACTGCTGTGTAGCCAGTGCCTTTGGATGCAAAGGTTAACGAATACACTCTAGACTTGTTAAGCGTCACGGTTTCTATGCCAGGCAAGGTCAGTGCCGTGCCATTTGTGTTGAGATTGAGTATCTTTCCTTTGTACAATAAAGGAACTGTTCCACTTGTTACAGACCCAGTGGTATGTGTTGGTGCTGTGCTACCAAAGGTACCTGCACCTGTTGCCAAGTAATACTTGTTGCCGTATGTATAATAGTTGTTTGAAATTGCTGTGCCAGATACAGCCCAAGTTGACCATGTATCGGGCGCTTGCCAAGTTGGAATATTGGTTACACCTAAAAATTGCAAACTCACTGTTCCGTTTAATGTGGATCCCGATGTGTGCGATGGTGCTGTACTAGCAAAGGTTCCCACACTGGTGGCTTGATAATAATAGGTAATAGGTTTGGCAGCGACAGTGGTATCTAAATATGAATAATATTTAAATTGTTCTGCTGTGGCGCCAGCAGTCCATGCAAAAGTAGAATCGATAGTTACTGTTGGCTGTGCATCATAGAAAAATCCGCTGCCATAAGATTCAAAATTAACACTTTGTAATCTATATGTCAGGTTGGCTCTTGCACCGGTACCGGTGCCGCCAGTTAAAACTATTCCAGACACAACAGGAATTGCATAGGCGCCGCCTGCAGACACTGTTAGTTTGGTAACGCCTCCGGTCTCAGAAATTTCTGTAACTTTTAAAGTTGCGTTTGCACCCGAGTACAATAAAGAAACAGTTCCATTTGATTTTGTTCCAGCAGTATGCACCGGCAATTCTGTTGAAAATGTGCCACTTGTTGTTGCCAGATACAAATTATTATTATAAGAATAATAAACACCAGTTGTGGCAGTGGCACCAGCTGACCAAGCTGTTGCAGAAATTGTTCCTGTTACTGTCAGTATATCATTCAGCTCGTAACCCACACCGGCAGCATAAATGTCAATTATACCATAGGTAGGATCTGTGTTCTCAACTTCCAACAGTACAGAAGTTGGCGCCGCGGTGACTAAAGTCCCTTCAAGTTGATTCATTGCATCAGTGATAGTGCCGTCATCAATTAACAAATCAACCGGTTTTTTGGCCACTCTGCCTGCATCAAACAATTGCAGATGTCCTTCAAATTCGATGATTGGTCTCTGGGCGCGGTAGGCTTGATCAGGAGATGCCACTGTGTTGTTGTAATCTGCTGTGGCTTGAATTACATCAATATGGAACCAACGATTACTTCTGCTCCAGGCATTGTGATCTATGCTATCTCTATTGATTGTGATATAGTCAGGAACTGAGAGTCCATCCACAGCATAAGCTTCTGGAGTAACTAAATCTGTTGTTTTTATCAATTGTATTGATGCTCCAACCCCTTCAACATAGTATTCGTTGCCACTATACACAGGATCGGTGACAGTATCATCAAATTGAATCTTCAATCCGTTGGTAAAAATAACTCCATTGGGACTGGTATATGATTTTTGTCCAATTATGTTGCTTGCAACATCTATACTGTATCCTTCAGATTCAACAATCTGAATCAAGCCAAATAAATTGGGGTTGCTGCCGTCTTGATAGTACAGTCTATCCAACGCGGCAGTATTCTCAGGCACAAGACTATAAAAGTTAGTGCGCTCAAGCCAGTATTGTTGATTTGCATTGTTGATACCGCTGGACACATACACTCGTTGATTGATTTCTACTGCGGCACTAGGTATCAGTACAACCAGGTAATCGCCACCGTCTGATGCTTGTAAATCTATGGTCCACACACCTCTTCTGTCGGCGGTTTCAACAACTTCACCTGGATCGTAGGCCACAAAGTCAAACGGTTCATCAGATTTATCAAATACACCGGGTGTTTCCCATTTTAAATCATCCTCTTCAGAATTTGTAAAAATTAAAGTTTTCCTATTTAAATCTGTTGTTACGCCATCAAATACACCAGGATATGTTTGTAACAAAACACTCAGCAGTTGATGCTGTATTTGTGTGTACCCAAATGTTGTTGCTATGTCCACGGTAGCGGCCAACGTTAATTGACTAAAATTATCTTGTGCTGTTTTTCTAGGAACTGTAAACACAATCTGACCAATGCTTGCGCCGTTGCTGGCCACACCGTATACGTTTCTAGTACCAACATTTGATTGTGACGCTTTGGTTCCGGCCACACCAGGTTCTGTTTGAATCCAAAAACGATTACCTTGTTGGCCAAGATTAAATTTGTATGTACCACCACGAGCCAATGTCAATACTGGATTGGCACCTGCGCCTTTGCCAGAAAAATTATATCCGTTGACTGCCAAGTTTCTAGTAACAACAAAAGTTTCTTCTGTGTCCACTGTGCCGGCATAAACATCCACTGCATCTGGGCCATTGGGCAGCCAGTAGTAATTGTTATAATTTCCAAATTTGTCAAAATCAAACAGACCGTCGAATGTGTAACTTTCATTGGCAAACATTCTGCTATGGTCAGAAGTATTTCCACCCAAGGTCGATACTTGTTGTATTAAATCAATATAGGTTGAAAATAAACTAACTGTGCTTTCTTGTTTGTTTTGTACCACGACAGATGGTTCTAGTTGATAGTTTTGTCTGGCGGCAGTTGGCTCTGCTACATAATTATCTGCGGTTTTATAAGTAGGTGCAAACTTACGACCTATGTATCCATTTACTCTACGCAGGTCAGCTTCAGAGGTCAACTGATCCAACGTTGCATTTAAGAACTTTTCGTTGGTATCAGTCTGAAAAATCGCTGGTAAAAATTTTAAGGTACTAGTATTGGCGGCCATGTATTAAATTCCAAGTTGTGCGCTAGAGCTATTAGTTTGGTTCAAGTGGTTTGCTGTAATAGAAGATATAACTTCTACATTATTAACTGTGGCAGAACTTGTGATAATTTCATTTGAGTCGCAATTGACTTGGTACATGGCACCAAATGAAATTCTAGGATCAGCTGGAACAATGATAATACTTGCTACCAGGGGAGTTAACTTCTGATGTAGGTATGCACTCAACTCTGAAAAATAAAATGTTTCTCCAAAGTCCCAATTGTTAATATCAAAATAAGTATTGATAGTTGCAATCACTGCACTTTTAATTTCGCTTTCGCTAGTAACCAAGTTTGGGTTGGCCACTACTTTAAATCGTGCTCTTAGACTTGTGTCTGCTTTGTCTCCAAACAATGGTTTAAATTTGGCCGGATTAAAAACTATAGTGTCACTCAATGCTTTGTAGTTGCTCAGCGTCCCGTATGCGTTTGATAATTCTTCGTTGGTTGGAGGTGTTGGTTCTGCAACAGCGCCGCTGGTGTCTTGTAACCAGGATTGGTAACTACTAGAATAATCTTTAGTTAAAACAAACAAGTCCATGAGATTATTTGGGCTTGGATCAATTCTACGATTGTTTGGACTCACGTGTTGATATTGGAAACTTAGGCTTTGTCTTCCGGTGTAGGCCACATAATTTGTCAATTCAGAGCTTATCACTGTGGGATTGGTACTGGTCAAACTGTAAAACTTATTTTCACCACTGGCATAGAAAACTTGGCCAGGAACATATCCTGCACCAGCCAACTTAATGTCACCCAGGGTTGCATAATCTAATACCACATTCACCGTATCCACAGGATTTAAATTGATAAATGCATTGTTGTTGGAGTCAACAATTTGTTTAAAGAATACCAATTTTCTAACAGGGTTCACTGTTGAGTTGACCACTGTGTCAAACAAATCTGGATCGTCCGGAACACCGTCATTGTTAGAATCTTGGAATGTTACCAATACTCTGGTAGGATCTTTATAACCATCTGATGAAACAATATTACTGTAGATTTGCCATGTGATATCTTGACCAATGGGGCTCAGGCTATCTGCCTGTTGATTGACTTTTAATATGGTAATTTGATCATGCAAGGTTCTTGCCAACTTGCTGTCGTATACTTTTAATGCTGTGTCGTAGTAGAAGGTTGTTTCTGCAACACTTTCAAACACATAATTTAGGCCACGAGTTGTGACTGTAAATTGATTGTTGTTGAACACCACAGAAATTAACCAACTGGCGTCTAGGCCAGTGCCGGAAGTATCTCCTGCGTTAGTTAAACTAAATGTTCCGTAGTTCACATTGGAAGAAACAATTTTGCGCCAGGTTTGTGTTGTTAAATCGTAACGCAATGCAAAACTTTGATATGATCTAATAGCGGTTGCCAATCTTGTGGCTGTCACTTCATTGTCATACAATCCAGATTTGGTATCTAATGCAAAATCTGTTGACTGCATGGGCACCACCGCAGACAAAATTGCACCAGCAGGAATATGCTGGTTGATGGATAATTGTTTATTGGTTTCTAATCCTGTGCCACGCAATACACAGGCATAGATATAGTTCTTCTCACCTTGGTATTGTGCCACTCCAGTTTTTAGTGTATTTTGTGCAGAAAAGAATTGACCAGTGGGTGCTGTAAATTTGATCAACGCACCTTCATTGACATAGTTTCTATTTCCTGTGGTTATGCTGGCGCCTTTGCCAAAACTCAACACAGATCCTGATGCATTGATCAATTGTCCTGTTCCAGCATTGGTTATATTTGTTAGGCTGCTCCAGTACACTGGATTTGTTCCTGTGTTGTCAGTTACTGCATATCGAGGTGTGGTATTGTATCTAAAATGTGTAAGTTTTTGTAGGCTCAACAGTGGTCTAATGCTGTCGTACACAATTTCATTAACATCGCCAACTGTTTCAAATGTGAAATTAAACGAGTCAATTGAATTTGTATCTCTGTAAAGATAGCCATCATTGCAGAAAATATTAGTACTTGAATACTTGCCTGTGACATCCAACACATCCAAGAATCTACTAACACCACTGCTGGTGCGGTTGACTGATTTGACTTTGACCACAGTATCAAACAAACTAAACGGTAAGATATTATAATCTTCACCGGTAATCATGCGATTCTGTGTGTAGTATTGTTGTGGTGCATTTGTTTTTATAGTTGCCAGCGATTCAGCCGACGAGCTGTTGCCAATGGTATAATGCAGGCTGGCGGTCACTGTCAATGTTTCTACTCTGCCGGTTCTGCTGACATAGGCAATGGGAATATTAACACGATTCAATTCGTTTGGGGTAATCTTATAATTTAAACCGTTGCTCTGCCTGTAATAAAAAGTAAAGTTTCCTGTGGGTATGTTGGCAAATACCCCATCACCAAATACCAGGTCAACTTGATCGTTTGCCCGTGTATTAACCTGGTACACATTTCTATTGGCAGTTTGATTGTAAATCACATTGGTTCCAGCAACTGCCGATACCTGTGTCCACGACTGGCTTGCCACTCCCTGAGCAGTGACACCATACAACCAAGTATCTGTGTTGTTTATGTTGTTGAAATTTATAGCCACTGACCTGTTGGGAATTGCATCGCTGAGACTAAAATCAATCTTGTTTAAGGCTCCTTGCTTGAAGAATACAAAGAATCCGGTATTGTTACTGTTGTTGCCCAGGTTGTCGTTTCTATACAGTATATTGAAAATACTACGGGGTATAGGAGCCGGTTCGTATACATAACTTTTGCCAGATGTATTGGCACTCACTGCTTCAAAGGAAACAGTACGATTTTCCACAGTTGAACTAAAGCTGTAAACTGGTGTTTGATTTGGCACAATACTGATGCCGTAGGCATCAGTTTGAATATTATTAATAATATCTGTACTACCAGGCTTGCCAACGACCTGTGTATTAACCAGTGTGGCATTTAGTACAGCAGTCATTTGCTCATACCAATTTTCGTTTGAGCTGTCGTTCCAGTTGATGATCAAGTTGGTTAAATCTGACCCATTGCTGTCAAATACCTGCTCGGTGGTACTGATATTGTCTATCTTTAGATATCCTTCGGCGGCAACATTGCGCTTGGGACTGTAGCCTACTAGGCGGCTTAATTTAAACACACTGTCTTGGCGCTGTGCTGTATCAATAAAGTTTTCGCGGGCATTTAGGTCTGCACGGAATGCCAGGCTCTGCCCCATAAAGGCAATCAAGTCAATCAGAGCAATGTATTCACTCGAGTCAGTAAAATCGTTAAAATCTTCAGGGTATGTGGTACGCAAGTAATCAATCATGGTCTTGCGTAGGGTTTCAAAATCGTAACTGGTAAAATCAGCTGATTGGAATGTCTGATAGATCTTGGTCCAGTCCTGTTGGACTAAGAGATTAGTTTGACGAGTGGTTAAAGCCATAGATATACCTTGTTCTAGTATTTATTCATATACAAAAACGGCTTATATTAAGCGTAGGTAATTTGTTGAGCTTGATTATCAAAATTCATCAACAGCACATCACTTTGATTATTGTTAACATAGGTCAAATCTATTATAATTTGTAAGCCATGTTCTAGTTCGTTCACAGTGACATCGTTGACATTTACTCTGGGATCGTAGTTGATAATATCTGTAATATCAGTTACCATGGCAGTTTTAAGCTCGTTGGTCATGGGCTCAAACAACATACCCCAAATAATTGTTCCAAAATTTGGATTCATGAGTTTTTCACCCTTGCGTATATTGAAGTGATTGATCAAGTCTTGTTTGATCAGGGCCGCATCTGTGGCTCTAAATTTCTTAGTTTGTCCTTGTGTGCTGAATCCGCGATATATTGCCATACTGTATTTACCCTACAAATTGTATGTGTACTGGGTCATTGACCGGGAAAGGATAGCCAAAGTTATATTTTTCCAATAAACCAAGTTGATTTAGCTTGTTAATATCTGCCTTGGCAACATCAAAAGCAACTTTTCGCAGGTGCGGACTGCTCGGAGCAGGTTTACTAGGCATATAGAATCCGCCTGCACTTGGATTTTCTTTTGTTCCACCTGCGGAAACCCAAGCATTGTATATTGCTGTTTGTTCTTCTAAAGATCTGTACGAACTGTTTATAGTAATTTTCTTGCTGGTTTGATCAAAATAATCCTTGGCCATCAGTTCCATTGCAGTTCTAACATCAGCTGGCATCTGTTTGTAATGTGCAAAATCGCCCGATCCTGAAGTAAATGTCATCACTGTTGTGGGGTCTACACCCGACTCTGTTCCGTAGTCTGCGCCTGGGCCTGCAGACCCCACAGGGGCAGTTGATGTGGCTGCAGGTGCTTGGCTCAATATGTCTATGGCATATCGTCCTTGATTGTAGTTATTAACTGGAGATACACCTGCATTGTCTTTGCCTGTGTTTTGTTTACGCCACTGTGCGGCTGCCAAAACCATTGCATTAACATCGCTGCCAAATACCTGTGTTTGTTCTCTGAAGAAGTAAGCAACATTGATCATGCCTGCGGCAACGCAAATACTATCTCCAAAGTCAATTCCACGGGGACTGCTTGTGGTTAATTTTTTATACGCATCTTGTATAAAACTAAACATGCATTCGTCTTGTGCTGTTGAGTTTCCCAAGAAGCTGTCAATAGTGGCTATTCCGCCCTTGCCGGTCCAGGCATTGGCCTTGGTAATTGCGTCTTGTCCGTACTGTTTTAAATAGTCAGGTTTAATAAATCCATATTCGGATAATATCACAGCATTTACTGCATAACGCCCAATTCTGAATTGAGTTTTGTATTGCGGATTACTATCACTTTCTGCAAATGCCATTTGTACCGCTAGTGACTTGACCTGTGGGGTGGTTAGTCCCGGAATGGCATTTGCATCGCCAAGAGTGCCACGCCCTTCCAACGAAAAGTCTGGACTTGGAGCATCTGATTTTTTCATAAACTCTGCAGGTGCTTGTTTCACCACAGTCTGTCCCGCGGCAGCTTTGATTCCTAGATCAGAATCATAACTACCTGTTTTGATAGCATTGCCTGATCCATCAGTTATTACACTACCATCACTGGATTTAACTGCATCTTGATCTTTACGCAGCCAGGCCCATTGTTCTTTTAATTTTGCTTTGCATTCGGCAGCAGTGGCTTTGGCTGAGTTTGTTCCTTGGCCATCATATGCACCTCGACCTGTTCGTGGATCTTGTACTGATGCCCATTGTGCCGCGGCTGCAATACATGCCTGTTGCAATGCGGCTTCGTCATTTTGATTTCCACTCCGAAGGTAGCTGGCCATACCTGCTCTACACAATATTTTAACAAACAGCATGTCTTGAAAATCAACAGTAAATTTTTGTGTAGTAGGTACATTTAATTTTTTTACTGCATCGCTGAGAGTTGTTGGGATACATTGGTACTTACCAACAGCAAATAATCGTTTATACGGATCTGATTCGTTATCCTTGCTCTTAGATAAAATTTCTGCAATAGACATATCAACCAGATTAATTGTTTCTCCGCCAATTGATCCTGTTCCTCTTGGTGGACTAGAACCTCGATTAAACGCATTATATCCACCTACACTAGATTCGTACTCAGCAATCCAAGCACCAAATGGCCCTGCACCACCTGTGCCACCCGAAGGCAAAACAGGAATTGGTGCAAGATCGGTACACACCGGAGTTGTTGCAGAACCAAATGCATCGGCAGCAGACACAGCAGTTGTGTTTCGTTCCCACGGTTCATGTGCTGGTGCTGAAGTAACAATGGACTGCAATGATCCCGGTACTGTGCTCCATAATCTTGTAGTTGCATCTCTGTTGGTGTCTGCCAGTGCATTGTTTTGTATTTCGCCGGGATCTCTAACCGTGCCGACTCCACCTTCGTTGAGCCTGATCATACTACCAACCAATTTTAGCTCTGCGGCAGTTGATGCTATGCCCAATTCCCCGCCGGCATTCACAGTCAATGCGCCTGCTGAGGCCAGGCCCATTGTGGCACTGTACAAAGTCATGCCTGTGCTGGCTCTGGCAGTGAATGAACTACTTTGCATCTGCAAACTGCCAAGTGCCTTGATATTCACACTGTCTCCTTGAATATTTACACTTGAATCGCTGTGTAGATCCAATGTGCCCTGTGTACGTATTGCCAGGCCCTTCATGCTGTACATGTCTATTCTGCCAGAGTTTCCAAATTCAATCCAAGCAGTGCCTGCACCATTGGCAATATAAAGGATTTGCTCGCTGTCATTCATTAGAATTTGATGACCGCCTGCGGTCCGCAGTCTAATTAACTGATCGGTGCCAGAATTATCACCATCGTCCATCACAAATGTATGTCCACCCAATCTAACTTTGGGCATAACGCCGCCGTCTGGAGCCCGACCCGGGGTACTGATTCCAAACACTTTACTTGGTGCGTCTCGCATACTGCTACTGCTAATGGCACCACGGACTCTATCTGTGTCTAGGCCTTGATTGATAATAATTTCAGCCTGTGGCTCATGCACTGGTAATTTGTTTGTTAAAAAAGCGCCTGTCATATTGGCTGGATCATTTTCATTGAACTCGGCCTGCGGTAAAAATACTGGTTCTGGTCTATTGAGACTGTTTCGTACTAGACTGCTTTTTACAGCATCTTTGTCTACCCCTTCGCTATATCTACCAATGGCTGGCACTGCACCATGACTTAAATTCTGTGTAGTAGTGCAGGCAAACCAGTAGCCGCGATCAGGGTCTCCGTTGATAAATGCACACAGTACTTCATTTCCCACATCGGGTGGCACAGCCCACATGCCGTACACGCTTTCTGTTTGATCATAACTGTTGGTTTTAGTGCGTTCATTTTGTGTAGTACTGCCGTAAAAAGGACTAGCATATCTTACCCAACGCCATCCCTGTTCATCATCTTCGTTTCCGCCGTAGTCGGATATCCATACACGCAATCTGCCCAATCTTAAAGGATCCACATTTAACTTGACTATACCAGCATAGATACCTTTGTCAAACTTCATCCCGCCAACAGATTCTTGGTTTGCCCAATCTGGTAATTTGCGTCCTAGTCTTAAATCCATTTGATATCCTTATGCAAAATTTGAATCGTTGACCACAGATGATTCAGCATCAGTTGATTGTGTGGCATAGTAGTCATCTATATTTACTTCAGGTGCTGTTTCATTTATAGCAGAAAGCCGTCGATCATCATCACTCAATGCCGGAGGCTCTGTTAGTGTTGATTCATCTAGTGTAGCACCTGTTTCATCAACCCCAAAACCTTCTGTGGTAGTTGGGTCTGTCACCGGCGACGCAACTTCTGTTCCTTGGAAGTCGCTTGGATTGTCGGCTTGGGATTCTGCATCGCTGTCAACTGTCCGTGTGCCGGCGGCAGCATTGTCTGTGGCAGGACCCACAGACCTACTGGATATAACTTCTTTTCCTTTTTTATCAGCCACACCACCTGAGTTAATAACATCAGGTACACGAACCATGTCAATTGTCTGTTCAAATTTACCATTTTGAAACACATTGTCAATAGTTAACATTCTATAAAGTCCAGTAAACACAGCACTTTCTGCGTACTTATCTTTTCTAGGTAAGCCTGTGGTTTCATCCATGTCGACAATGGTTTTAAAATCAACCTGTGCCAATATTTCTCCCGAATCCATCACAACACTACCAGTATCTGTTACACCAGTACTTCTAGACTGTGTGGCATAGCCACCTTGACTTGGGTTTGTGTAAATATCGTCTTGTTTTATTAACTCTGGGTCTCCAATAATTTTTAATTTTAAGTTCAGCATGTCGCCACGACTGTTGCTATATAGGCTATTTTGTATGTCTGTGGCTAGAATTGGTTTAACGCCATTTTGTGTTCCACCTGCGGTCTGCGGCAAAGTTGATACTATACGCATCTGTCTATTAACTAGTTCGGCTGCCTCAGGCGTTTTTGCAGACAATTCCTTGGATGCTTCATCTTTTTGTTGTTCTACTTTGTTTATTTGGGCCTCTTGCCATTTGGCAGATCCTGCTGTCATTGCTGTGTAAAACAAAGTATCAAAGTCAATTTGAAAATCTAATATGTCTGTGTTTTTTCCTGTGTAAGAATAGTAGTAGTTCTTAATACTGCCTTGCGGTGCAACGCTGGGACCGTTAGGGTGCTTGCTGTCGTATACACGGTATGGCAAAATATGATAAGTTGTTATGGTACTGAACTTATTCAGTGCATAGTCATAGGGCCCAAGTTGTACAGTGGGAACAACTTTGTACCACCACAGTGGTTTACCTTCTTTTTGTGCCAATTCCTGTGGCTGAGCTTTCCCAGGATCTTTAACCTGACTGGTGATATACTCGCTGTTACGCATTACCATGTCAATGACTTGTAATATTGAGGTTCCTGCACTAACTGCAAATGCACTTGCGTCTGTAAATACACGATTTGCATTCTTGGCAGCGGCAGCGGCCGCATCCGCTGGTTTATCTTCTTTGCTGGCACTTCGTGTTAAATCTTTATTATTTGGTATTGTAATTTTATTTGAATTTGAACCTATGTCCATTGGGCAGTCGGGCGGTTTTGCTCCAAACTCAACTCTAATTTCATCCATTGTGCCTCGTTGTTTCCTAAGTACCAAATCAGTGAACCAAGAATTGACTCCTCCACAGTAACTACTAACACCAAATGCACGAGTTAAAATACTTCTGGCATTATTTTCATCAATTTGGCGAGCGCCTGGATCTTGTTCTACTTTGTTCAGGCTTCGCGGATCATTATTACCGGTTAGTCTACCCCTTGCATCTGTTTGATTTGCTTCGGTGTTTGCTTGTTGTTTACGCATAAAGTCTGAATCGGCGGTCTTTTTTGCATTGTTAGTTGCTGTAACAGCCACTTGGTCTGCTTTGTTATTGTAAAAGAATTCAGCCACTGTACTTGCTTTAACTTCTAGGTTAATAGGTGTACTAGCGGCACTTTGACTCAATGCCTGGTGAGTCCACGGAATAGCTCTTATTGCATACTCTGTGCCCTTGGTTCCTGCTTTGATTTTTATTTCAATTATTTGTATGGGTATCCGCTTGCGTTGGTCATCAATTTTGATGGCTTTGCCTGTATCATCATATCCGTAGAAATCTACTTCTAGTAGATATGGCATGGCCTTAAAGTTTGGTGCTTCGATATCATCGGCCACTGCAATAATACGATCTAACAAACTCATACCATATGGTTCAAGTATTCCAAATGTTATTTCTACAGCATTACTAGATTTACTTCTGTTGTTTAATCCAATCACCGTGGTCATTTTTAAATTGTCAAAATAAAAGTCATCAGTAAAATTTTCATTTCGTTGATAAGGTCCGGTATTTTTTCCGCCACTGGCAACTAAACAAGTTTTTCTTGTGCCGACACCAGGCCTCCACTCTTCGGGATCGGTAGTCAACAAATTAATATCATCTTTGGTCAAGATGAATAATGCTATGCTATAAGTGTAAGTGGCATAGTTGTGCAATGGATTGGTTCGCGGAGTGTAGGTAGGAACCGACACTCTTTTAGCAGTAATTATAATTTCGCCAACATCTGTAGCACCAGGAGTGTGATCTATTGCATTGGTTTTGACTGGCGATCTAGACAACAGTCGTTGATTCTCGCGTTCATTTTCGTCATTGTCTTCACCTTCTTGGTTTAACAACCTAGGTTCGTTTTCGTTGCCTTCTTCTTCTTTGTTTTCTAGTTTTGCTTTTTCGTCATCGTCAAGGTCTTCACCTTCGTCATCGTCTACAGCATCTTCGGCTGTTTGTGCCGCTTGTGCTTGTGCCGCAGGTGATAGTTGTTCAAAGATTGGTGCTTTTGAGTTTTCTACCAGTGTGTCTGTGGCCGAGTTTAATCGATCCAACAGTGCGTTTGCTGTATCGGCCGCGGCCGCACTGACACCTGCGGCCCTATCTAATTCATTTGTTTTCACGGCAAGCAACGCTTCTGCGGCCGCAATTGCCGCGGCATCACCACTTTGCCTTGCTGTTGTTACGCCTGCTCTGGCACTGATGTATTCTTGTCTAGCAACTCGTCTGTCTGCAGATGCATCGGTTCTTGCGTCGTCTGCCGCATTGAATTGTTCTTGCAGTTGTGCTAGTTGTTCTCTTTCATCTGCTAAGGAAGCATCTTTTTCTTCTTGAGTAGCATAATTAACATGGATGGTGGTCATAGGTTATAACCCCAGGTCTAGCATCAACTGGTCCTTGGTAGGAATATAAATTTTTCTACCCGACTTAAAATCAAATATGGGATCTTCAATGATGTCAGGATTTCGTTGTGTAAACACCCACCACAATGCTGGGTTACCATACAGGTCAAATGCCAACAGGTCGGGACGGTGTTCGTATACTTTGTCTATTTTGTATAGCACATCGGCGGCTTGGCTGGTAATGGGTCTATCAATCATGACATCCAGGAATTGGCCGAATCGATCGCTACTGTAATAAGGGCTGGCTTTATTATATTTTGCTGCCATTAAATAAACCCTCCCTTGTTGCCATTGCCTATCATTCGGCCTGCGGCAAAATCATCTAGGTTGAAATTAGTAACAGCAGTGCGACTGTAGATAGGTTGTAGAGTCACTGTCAACTGACTTGATGTAGGTAATCTGGTTGACTGTGTTCCACCGGCTCCTGCTCCAAATTTACCACCAGTCAGTGAACCAAGCAGTCCATTGAGTCCGGCGCCGCCTGGACCCATTGTGGATCCCAGTACACTGTTGACTCCTCCCGACAGTGCAGACTGTGCGGCACTCAATCCGCCACCTTGCATCAAGCCGTTTACTCCGGCAGCAATAGCACCACCAATGCCGCCGGCACCCACACTGCCTGGCATGACCATTGGTACTTCTACATAATCAACTTCGGCTGGCATAGTATGACTAAAACTTGTGATCACACAAGGCACATTGGGAAGATAATTGGCTCCGTAGCCATTTAAAAATACCATGGGTGGTGGGAAACCTAGGTTACCTTTGCTTTTACCAAACCACATTTTAGTTGCGGCACGAAAGAAAGTGATAGCGGCCAACAAGTATTGACCTTCTATGTTGTTTTGTA